CTTCGCTTGATACGTCCTGACACGGCCTGCCGGGTGATCTTCCGCCCGCCGCCGACTTTCGTCAGAATCTGCGCAGTCGTCGCAAGAAGCCCATGCGCAGCACGCAGAGCGTCGGCGATCTCTTCATTTGTAAAAATAGGTTTTGCGGGCATGGGCGTCACATCCTTCCAAATAAAAATGCCCGCTTCAATTCAGAAGCGGGCTATTTTGTGTTTTGTCCTTTTATCTAACGAACGCCGCGAAGTTTATCAAACGCGGGCGCAAATTGTATTTCTTCGCTAATTCGCGTGATTTTTCGTTCGCGGCTTGAATCCACGGCATAATCATTCCTTGCGCTTCTTTTTGAGAAATCGCGCCGCCACGGTATAACATACGTCCATAAAACGCTCTGTTTTTCAGTTCTTCCATTTTTCTTCCCCCTTGTGTTTGTTTCAATCAGAGCATACACGAGAGCAAAGAAAAAAGCAAGAGCGAGTTTTAGTAACTTTTACTCATCTATATTGACATTAGCAATTTCGATTTCCTTGTATGTGTTTTTGATTGTACGGGGATCGCCTTTAAAGAACACAAGTATATTTTGATGTACCCGCCCGATCTTTCTCGAACTGATGAAATTTTTACTTGCCCGCATTGGGACAGACCCGCACATATTTTTTAAAATTAGTTCGTTGTAATACGAACAGCCTGCATCACTAAATGCGCGGATTGTTTCAGCGACAAAATTATAATACAACCCTTTTTTGTCTCTGACTTCGCTCACAACAAAACACGCAAAACGGTTTTCTTTCAGCATTGACACAGAGGCAGAAATAATTTTTCTATACGAATCAATAAACTTCGGGAACGGCTGATTGCTTAAGTCTTTCGGATCATCGCTGTAAACTTCCAAATCAACATAAGGCGGACAGGAAAAAACAAAATCATATTCACCCGGCGCAAGTTCTTTAATATTGCAGGAGTCCCCGCAAATCCAATTCGGGAACGGGTGATTTTCGTTCAAAATTAGCTTCCCGTTTTCAATGTTTGCGTCTATCTGTTCGCGGCGCAGATCGCACCCCGTATATTCTTGTTTCAGCCACGAGGCGACAACGCCGCGCACCGAACCGCCACAAAATGGGTCTAATACTTTTGCACCCGGGAACGAGAACCAATAATAAAGCACTTCCGCAAGGACGGGATCAAATTCGCTAATGAATCCCCCGTCATTGTTTAAAGATAATGAACTATTTGAATTCATATCGACGATCATTTGCTTGCGTTCTTCCACGCTTGCGTTCTTCCACGCTTGCGTTCTTTCTAGCTTCGTTTTATCTCTGTAATAATCTGGGTTCCCAATGCACAAATTCCCTGTGCTTTTCATGCCTTCCCTTGATTCTGTGCTTTTCAACCCAATCTCGTGCCACGCCTTTTTTCTCGCTTGCCATTCGGCTTTTGCCGTGTCCAGAATTGAAAACGGCGGGACTAGAAATTTTTCTGCTAAATTTCCCTTTGCTTCTTCAATGCTTTCAGCGGGGGAAGGGGCGTTATCATCGGAGGAGAACCCGAACGGCGTCATATCAAAATCAAGTTCCTCAAGCTCCAGATCGAGCTTTTCAAAATCCCAATCAGCAAGCTCGCCAACCTTATTGTCCGCAAGCCGAAACGCCTTGACCTGTTCTGGAGTAAGGTCATCAGCAACGATGCACGGGACAGTTTTCAGCCCGAGCTTTTGCGCTGCCTTGAGCCGCGTATGCCCGGCGACGATAACGCCGTCAGCAGTCACGACAAGCGGTACTTTGAATCCGAAAGCCTTGATTGATGCCGCCACCGCATCAACAGCGCCGTCATTCAAACGCGGGTTATTTTCATATGGCGTCAGCTCTGCGAGCTTTTTATCGATGATCTTCATGTGCATTCCTCCGTTTCATGCCCTCCAAAAAAATGAAACGCCGCAAGCCCGCAAGCCCACGGCGTCCCGGAGGAACGTTGCCGAAATATCGGCGTTATCATAAAAGCATATCAACGCGAAGAAATACAGACGAAATTTCGGTCGAAAGTTCGGCGACGTTTTAATACGCCCAGAGCATGACCTTCGTCCCGGCGGGAAGCTCCATACTTCTAACCGGACGCAGCAACGTCCCCTCAGCGAGAATTAAAGGCGGGGTTCGTGTCCAAATTACAGCCCATTCCGGTTTTCTATACGGCCTGTCAAACACAATATCGGACGCACGAATTATAGCTTTCACTTGTCTACGGTTCAGCCTGCCCCAGAATCCGTGTTCATCGACCTGTTCAAATTCGAGATTGTAACCGCGCCTTCTATACCGATAATATTTTTTCTTCTTCGCCCGCCTCACTTGCGCCATCCCCATTTCTGCCGCAACTCGAATTGACAGACACTCAATTCACATTCCAGCCGGTTTGCTTTATTCAGCGCCTTGTCGCGCTCATAAAACGCCCGCTCGCGGTCTTTCTTGAGTTGCTTGATCTCCAATTTCAGCGCGGCCAGTTCGCGCCCGCAGATCAGCTTTTTCAGCCAGTTCATGAACGCAGCGCCTCCATCACCCTGCGCCACTTTGAGCGGCGGGCGGGGCTTTTCTGGAGCGCCTTCACAACCCCGTCAATAAGCGTCCACAATTCCGAATCAAACAAATGTATCCGATAGCTCACAGGCATTTCAGGGTTAAAATCTTCACCCACGGGATAATCCGTAAACTGAAAACACCATGCCCCCTTATCGTCAAGACCGAATTGAATCCTTGTCTGACAATCGTCTTTCATGCTTCTGCTCCTTTCGTCAGCTTGAGCGCGGGAGAGCTTCATCCGCGCATAGCCCCATCGATACCGCCTGCGCAATTTTGTATGGCACACAGCGCACGGCGGTTTTTATTTGATACTCGCTCGCGTCAAAGGCGCTGGCCGTTCGCGACAGAGCGCCCTCGCGTCCCCAGCCTATTTTTATCGTTTCTTGATTGACGATATATTTTTTATACATCGCCCATAAAACCGGGTATTCCCGCGCGTACCATTGCACGGTTTTAACGATCTCCGCCCACGACACCGACGCGAGCACAGAATCGACCTCGTCAATCATCACGTCTTCCTGCGTGATCTCGCGCCCTTCCAGACTGCCGCCGCCCTGCACCTTTGTGCCTAAGTCCTCATCAGGCGACGGGCGAAAGAAAAGCGCCTGCTTGAGCTGTTCCCGCGTCGGCTGTGGCTCCAAGCCCATCAAGGCGGGAAGCCCGCGCCAGCATTTTCGAGCTATCACGTCCAGCACGTTCGCTAGTTTGCGTACTTCGTCATTTTCGTATTTCAAGCGCGGGCCTCCTGCTGTTTCAGTCTCGTTTCGGTCTCCACCCGTACTGCGTCGTATACCCGTCAGGCGGCAAGACCTCTGTCAGATACATCGGCTCATAACCGATTGACGGCATGAGCGAGAACCAGAACTTTTTCGCGATCTCGTTATTGTCGATGATAAACATGCACAGCGTCGCGTCTCGGTGCATTTTCGCCCACTGCGTGAAGTAACGCCGCATGACGCCCTGTCGCCTGTACTCTGGTACTGTGTACGTCTGCGCGACGAAATAATCACAGAGCGGGTGGCAATTATCACGGAAGCCGATAGCCAAGAAGCCGCGAAAGTTCTTTTCGCACTCAGGGCCGTCATAAATCCAATGCCATCTTGTCTGCGGATGCCGGACAAGCTCTTCCGCCTCGGCTCTCAGCTCATCGCGAGTGTGCATCCGGCAGCCCTTCATCTCGTTTAGCTCGCGCAGATAATTCATGACGTGCGGGATTGTGTATTCGACGTGTTTAAAGTCAATCTGCATTTACTCACCTCTGATATTTTGCCGGATAACCGCCGCATGAGTAACGGCGTTGTTTATCTGTCGGCGAAGGGCGCTGATCTTCATTCGCTCCGCCCCTTCCCCTGCTTGACAGGCGAGCTGTTCCGCGTGCTGTGCATACGCGAAGGCGTCCTGCAAGGCGGTCACTGTGCGGAGCAGTTCGCTCGCGATTTCATAGCGCTGTTCGTCGGTCATTCTTCTGCCTCCCAGCGTTCCTCCAGCTTCTTCACGCGCCGCAAGTATTTTGTGCTTTTAACGTTGACACGGGGCCTTTTCAGCTCCACCGTGATAACGGCATGTTTCGCCCATTCACACGCCTCGCTATAAGACATCACGTCACCAAAAGACCACATGCTATCACCTCTTATTCAGATATATCGGATCCGATCTTCATAAAAATCACAATCATGCTCGGGAACGGCGCGGCGTTCTTTGCGCCACCGAATTTGAGCCTCCCACGCATAAAAACAACGAAGCCCTTTTTACAATAATCGTGATACCATGCTGTATCTGTCCGCGCAGGCAATAGCAAAACAACCGATGCCGCCCCCCCCCGCGTAACTTCTTCATACGCTTTCTTTACCCATGCGCCGATCTGTCGCCCATACGGGGGATTCAGCCAAACATTACCATGCCACGGGCGCGAAAGGCCATTTTCTTCTTTCGTGTAAAACTCGTTACACTTCGCATTTTCTAAAGTCGCCGCCGCATCAAGGTTAAAACGGAATATTTTATTCAATCTGTCGAAAAGTTCTTGCGGCGTCGCCCACTCATCTGAAGCACTGCTAAACATAACCGCCTGATTCATCCCGCCCGCTCCCCAATTTCAATCTGATGTTTTATCGCTTTCTGTTCATCCTTCACGACCTTCAAGACGCGCTCAATATCGTTTTTTACGATTTCCCCAAACCGTGAATCATTTAGCTTATAATCTTCATAATCAAAGCACGCCAGACTCAGCTCATGCAACGCTCTGTTTAACGCGCCGAGAATGTTATACAGAAATTGTTTTTCGGTGTACTGGCGTTTTACAGGGACGTGTTTAAAATTGACCGTTCCCCCCACGCATTTAAATTTCTGGCCGTTGAGAACGATTTTGTCGCCGGTTTCATATGCCGGATATTTCGAAACATCGTCATATTCTAGAACTTTCATCCCGCCCGCCTCCATTTCTGCCGTTCTGCCTCGGCCATCAGTGCTGTCGCCGCTTCGCGCTCGGTCGGATAAATCCGCCGCGCTTTTGGGAAGTCATGAGCATATCGAGCAACTTTCTGCCCCTCGTCAAATTGCACAATCACCCCATGCCCGTGGCGCGTCTCGACCGTGAAGACGCGCTTTTTTTCATCAATAAACGCCAGCGGCTTCGCCGCGTCAGGCTGTGTATTATGGTCAGTGATGATTCCTGTCCCCATCTTCTGCACCTCGCGTTTAAACTTCTTCGCTATGTCTTTAATCAACGGCGCGTTTTTCGCCGGGTCATACTGATAACTTGACGCAATCAGCGCCGTCAATACATCATCGCGGCTCGCTGCCATATTCTGAAATTCGGCAATCGCTTCTTTCACACGGTCACTGTCAGGCGCTTCAGGCACTTCGCGCCACGCTACAACAGCACCGTGAAACACATTCCCCCGCCACATATCAACGCCGTTCAGCTTGCCGTCATACGTTGCGTTTTGCTCAAACATCCCAAGCGGCGCGGACTTTGACAAGACGGTGTTTTTTATCCATCTGCTCATGTCGGCGACGTGAATAAGCACCTGTTGTCCCTTGAGCGGATAATCGCCATCCGCGATGTAATGCCAACCTCCGCGCATTTATGCAAAATCCCGCGCCTTGATCTTGACGATCACGCGCCCGCCCCGGCGGTTTTTAAGCTCCACAGCTGGCCGCGCGACAACGCCCTCCATCGGGAGTGAACTATCAGCGGCGATCTGCGAGCACGGGCGACATTTGACGTAATCAACGAGTTCCATCAGCGTACCAGAGGCGACAGCGGGGGCGCACTCTACGCCGAATGTCCGCGCGACATCCAGAACGCTATCACGCCGCAGCCACAAATTCTGACTCGGAATAAAGACATCAAACAGCCTGAAATTCACGCCGTCGGGGATGTACCTCGCCCCACAGCCTTGAATCTTCGCGCCGTAGCCTTCGCCGCACAGCATGACGGGCGTTTCTCCCCACGCCTGTTCGAACAGCTGTGCATTCTCTTCGCCGCCGAAAAGCTGATTCAACTTTGCAAACAGCGCGGCGGGAAGTTGGGCGCTGTCAGTTCGCCCTTTGAATTCGACCGTGTGACCGTCCCAGCAGACGCGGACATTAGTTCCGTCGATTTTTTCTGTTGCAATCCACTCCAGACCGGCAAGATATTCAACCGTTTCATCGCGGTACTGCCCCTCAATCAGCTTTTTAGTGCCGGATATATCACGCTGAAAAACGGTCTCGATTTTTGGATATTCGGGAAAGATCATTTCTCAAAACCTCCCTCTTTGCTCTCACGGTAGAAAACTTCCAGCGCCTCAATGATCGTCGGCACGTCCTCAACGTCAAAATTCAGTTGCGCGATCAGCACGCTTTCGTCACTGCAAACGCCCATAACTAACAGCGGACGTTTTAGCAACGTTCTGGAAACTTCGAGCTTTAGGACATCGCCGTCAACATCTGCAATCACGAAACATTTATTCATCTTTTGCGCCTCTCTGATAGCGCTCTAACCTCATCAGCAACTCGGCGTTGTAATACTCAAGCCTTAAATTTTCCGCTTTCAGATTGGCGTTTTTTCGTAATTGTTCCTCGATTTCGTCGCGCAGTCGGTCATACGGGTCGTTGAATCTCTGCAAGCCTTCCTCGCCGAAGACTTCATAATCAATGATCGTTTTTAACGCATTGGCTAAAGTCCGCGCCTTATCATGAGTCAAGACTATCCGGCCATAAATATGCTCGCCATTGTCTCTAATAGTCACTAGCACAGCGGGCGCGCCATTTCGAGCCAATTTGCCATTTTCGACATCGATTGAAAGATAATTCTCGCCGCACACCTTAATTTGCTTACTGTCTCGCATCGTCTTTCGCCTCCGCGCGGCGGTTCCACGCTTTTTCAGCAGCCTCAGCAGTAGCGAAGTTTCGCACCATAAATCCATCGCTCATACACAAAGTAATTCTGCATTTTTTACACAGCACATAATAGTTCATTCCGTGTATCCCTTCCCAACAGTCGATAAACACCTCTTCATTCCCGCAAAACGGACACGGCTTCAAATTCGGTCTATTCATAGTCGTTCCCCTCCTTGATACACTGCAAAATATCTTCTGCGATAGCACGAGCTTCAGCAAAGCTGAAAATCCGGCATTTCGTGACATTTTTACCGTCAGTCATGCTGATCAAAACCTCGTTGCGCCCGCCCGTCACAAGTAGACCGTCACCATATTTTTCATGATGTAGCGCCATCGCTCGCAACCCCTTTTTTATTCGCAACGATAGCCGCCGCTATCTGCTCCAACAGGGCGGCGCTTTTGTCATGCCGCCCGCCCTCAATCCATTCCCACGGCATATGGAACACGAGCCAGCCCCGCTGGGCGTATCCGTTCCCTTTTTCCATGTCGCCCAGCATCGACGCGGCCCTGTTGTGCCGTCCGTATGTCCACAGGCCGCCGTCAATCTCGATTGCGACTTTAACCGACGGGAAAGCTATGTCCGCCCGCCACTGGCGATCTGGCGCGGCAAAGCGGTATTCAAACTCATGTTTCACACCCGTCAACCGCGTTAAATCACAGGCAAACGCGGCTTTAATCATTTCTCGCAATGTCTCTTTTTTCGCCATTCTGCAATCTTCGCCAGATACACTAAATTCGCCTGAAAACCGTAATCTTCCGGCTCCAGTCCAAGCTCTTCGCACAGTGCGAAAAACAATTTGCTCTGCGGTGTTAAGCCTTTACACTCACAGCTCGCGACATTAGAGGCATATGTATGCAGGATTTTCGCAAGCCCCATTTGAGTCAACCCTAGCCCTTCCCGCGCCGTCTTCACGTCGTCGCCGAATTTCAGCGCGGCCTCGCGCATTTTGCCGGACAAGATCATTTTCTCGCCCTCCTGTTTCTGCGCCAGCTCGCGATCAGCGCGGCTTGATTACTTGCGAAGCCGAATTTTTCAGGCTCAATGTCCCATGTCTCGCACAGCTTGAAAAACCCTGTCATTGACGGCGTGAAACCCGTCCGCTCGCGCTCTGTTACGATTGACGAACTGACGCCGCAGATTTTCCCAACGTCGCGCCCTGTCATCTCGCGGCGGATGCGTTCTTTGCGGAATGCCCTTCCGGCCCTGACCTTGGCTTCATCGTTCAGCTCGGCGGCGATCTTGATTGCAAAACCGCTCGCCGCCGGGGTATAGTTCCTCGCCTGTTCGATGATCTCCTGCATGTGCGCAGGATTTTTTTGCATCGCCGCGATCAAGTGCGGGATTCGGAGCGCCATCCGCTTCGGTATGCTATTCGCCCGCTCCAGATAGACACGCGCCGTCGCTTTTGGGATATGAAGTTCACCGCACAGTGCGCCTTCGCTGTGCGTGTACATCACAAAAGCCCTCATGACTGCCTGCGCAGTCTCTGCCGTCATGCCGTCAGGCATTTTCCACGGAACGACGCCCCACGCGGAAGGCGGCTTTTGGTCTTTTGGTTCACTCACCGTCACTATCTGCGCCATGGTCATCCTCCCACGGAAACGGGAGCACTTCTATCGACTCGTCGATCTCAGCGGCGTACAGGTCACGCATTTCCTCGGCACATTTACGGGCTTGGTCACGCTCAACAACTGCGCGTTCTAGCTCGTCCCCGAATTCCTCGCAGTGCGCCCGTTCATCGTCCAGCACCATACGCAACTCATCGCGCTCGCGCATCAGGTCTTTTGCCTCGTCGATCAACCGGTCGCGATCTTCTTTCAGCCGCGCAAGCTCTTCCATCAGGTCACAGCCGTTCATACCTCTACCTCCAAAAGCTCCGGGTTGTCGTGGATATTGCCGATAACCTCAAACGGCGCACCATCAGAATTAACAGCGATGTTAAATAACAAATCTGTTGTATATTCATTCTTCACGTAAAAGCTGTAATTCTCAAAAACGACAACACCGATTCTTTTTGTATCGACCCATCTCCAAGGCAGCAAATAACGAAGTATGTCGCCCTCGAAAATTTCCTGTCCCTTGCAGTCCTTCAGCCCGGTGAACTGGCCGACGGTATCGGGGTAAACGTAAAAACGTTCATTAGTCTTGGGTTCCCTGATAACGGCCCAATCTTTTTCTTGGACTGTGTAAAAATCACCGTATTCCCAAACATCGTCTGCCCGCAGGCCCCGAAACTTGATCTCACGCATCGTCATAATCTCCCGCGTTATAAGCGACTTCTTCCCAGTCAATCCATGACCTAATGACTAACTTCGCCTCTTCAACTGTGATTTTGTTCGACTCGGCGAGTGTCTGCGCGAGTTCTTCAAGTTCGCTATTCCACTTGATTTCACGCATCTTTCCCCTCCAAAAGTTCAGGCGAATCGTGGACGTTGCCGATGACTGTCATTGTGTCGATATAGCGCATGATAAACAGGAAATGATAATTCTCGCGAACGCACTCCCAAGAACCAGCTCCATTATTCCAAACGACTTCAAGGGTTCTGCCGTCAGGATCGCGTAAAATATCCCCCTCATAAATCTCCTTGCCAGTCGAGTCCTTCAGCCCCGTGAACTGGCCGACAGTCTTGCTGAGCACTTTATGGCGCGTGCTCATACCGTCGATAATGTCAGGAGAAAGATCATCGTCAGTAAACCACCCATAGACCCAGACATGTTCGTCAGTCAATCCGCGAAATTTAATCTTGCGCATCCCCGTCCGCCTCCCCATATTCTTCAACTTTACCGTCTACCCAATCACTCAACGCATCGTTAAGCGTCGGTCGATAACGTGTCATCGCGTTGCAAATCGGGCATTCAAGGCGAACAACGTTTTCCGCAGTTTGAGCAAACTCACGGACAATGCCCAGATAACCGCAGATAGGGCAAGAACCAGGCATATAAGAATCAAGCGCATCGGCAGTACATCCAATGTCCTTGAGCTTTTCAGCTCTTAGCTCACTCAAAATCGCATGCAGTGCATTCGCAAGCGACAATGCCTCCTCGCATGATAGAGCTACGCTAAAATCGTTGAAATCCGTTTCCAACAATACGCCGTCTGCGTATTTGACAGGCTTCACGATAAAAGAGCCGTAGACAGTAGTAGTCTTTATCAGATTCAAGCGTTTTTCACCTCCGCACGGCAGTTCCACTTAGCAACAGCCTCTTCCGGGGTATCCGCTTCTGGCCCGCAAGTGCCGCAATCGGGGCAGTTAATAAAATAACTAACCCACCCTCTGTTCGGGAATGTCTCGCGCGTATCTAAAAGCTGTAAATCCCTGACGTTTTTGCAAAACGGGCAAAACTTCAATTTCCCCATCTCGTTTAGCGTCTTTATCGCTTCAAACGCTTTTACATAATCCACAGCTGTCGTCATTTGTCATTCGCCCTCATAATTGCCGCGATCATCAGCCCAAGCGTCACGCCGATGATGATGGAAATAATCGGGATTGCAAAATCAAGCCAAATCGTTTCGCTCATTTCTGACTCCTTTCGTAATCATTGCCCCAAAATCGCAAAATTTACCGCGTAACTTTTCGCGCTCGATAACTTTATCGACCTCGCGCAAGTTCTTTTAATCTGACGCGATGGCGGGCGGAAAACGGACGTTTTTATTTCCGCCGTCACTCATATTTCACGCCGAGAAAATCTAAAACAGGTTTCATTCCCAGACCGCCCTCGTTCCACGGTTTCATACAGTAGCGCCAGACAGCCGGATGCGTGATTTTCATACGCTGGAAACGGTTCGGCCATTTTTCGAGGTGGACGCCATACATGCAGAACATGCAACCTGTGCGATCACATCCCGTCGTCATGAGTCGCCCGTCGCCGAACATCTCGCACTGTCCCGCCGTATCATCGCCCATCGGCACCGGCACGATTTCGCCATATACAGACGGAATTTCTAGCGCCTCGCGCTGGATATATCTGAGTACATCCTGTTCCGTCCATGTCATGAGCGGGCGAGATGCCGGATGCTTTAAATCAAAGGCGTTACACCCGTATAAAAAATACGATGTCTGGCGTCTTCTGGCTTCTTCTGCCATCATGCCATTCAGTGCTTTTTTACCCGATTTTTTCTCAAAGACAGCAAACGGGCGTTTTTTCATAATCGCACAACATTTATGAGACACAGCGAAATCTGAATTCAATACGCGCAACGCTAAATCAGACGCGCCATAAGCCGTCTTTGAACCGTCAGCATTCTTCCCAGTCAAAAAGCGAATACTTGCCTTTGTTTTTGGATTTTTTCTTGCTTCTTCAATCCTCTGCGACGCTTCTTTCGATAAGACTGGATAACCGTATTTAGCAATCACGCTTCGAAAATCCATCTTCGGCCTCAGAACGATCACATTCGGTGTTTTAAACACATGTTCGCGCACTTCGGGATATTCAAGCCCCGTGTCACAGTAGACCGCCGGGACATCAGGATAAAGTGAACGCACGAGATGGAGCAGTACCGTCGAATCTTTTCCGCCGCTAAAACTGACGTAGACCGCGCCGTCCCAGTGCTCATACCATTCTTGTATCCTGATACGAGCAATTGTTATTTTGTCGTCGAGGTCAAGCGCCTGCATTGCTTTTAAATCCTCGCGCGTATGTCTGCCGAGCGTCGTTATTTGCAGTTGCCTCCTCTCTCAAACTCCACATTCAGCGCACTCTCCCACGCCGCTGAAATATCCTCCGGCTGCACGTCGCGTCCTTCGGTGATGATTGCTAGCCGCTCCTCGTATGCGTCCATCAGCTTTTCTCCGTACTCGCGCCCCGCTCGCTTGAGCCTGTTGATAACGGTCTCGGCCTGTCCGATCGGGATGCTTCGCAACTCGTCAAGCTGTCGCGGCGTCATAAGTCGAAAGCAAATTGCCCCATCACATGCGGTGTTCCGTCAGGCTTGCATACCAGCCCAACAGGAACATTCAGCACACGCGCGACCGCCTCCGCCTCTTTTATCGTTAAATGTCTATACTTTGCCCCGCTCTCAAACATAGCGTATTTATCCGCGTTGATCCCGGCCGCTTGAGCCAATGCGCGGGCATTGGTGTAAACACCGTGCCTGACTCGTTCGTAACCGATTACAGTTTTCGGAATTCTCATTATCTGCTCCCTTTATGCCGTCAGCCGCTTTTGCTCTTCGCGCTTCGCAAGTTCTGCATCCACGTCGATGATTTTTTCAGGCGTCCACGGATGCAGATAGCCCCCGCGCTTTTCCCAGTCGCCCGCTGCGTGGTCTGGCGCATTGCCAATATCAACGCGCTTGCGAAACGCCTCCGCATAGGCGGGAAGGAACTGCTCGCGCTTCTCGGCCTGCGTCAGAAAATAAAACGCCGTCCAGCCGCCGCAGCGCTCAATCGTGACGTGAATCAGGGGGTCGTTAAATCTCACGCTCGCGTCGCTCGCTATGAACTTCGATGCCGTCTGCACTTTATCGAGCGCCTTCACTGCAAGCTCATTGCCGACAAGCTCCCGCACCGATGCCGCGTTCGGCGGGATATAGCGGTTCATCCTCACATGCAGATTGAGGCCGTTCAGCACCGTTTCAAGCGGCATGTCGCGCAAGTTCTCGAACATGATCCGCGCCCCTGCGTCAGTGAGCGCGGGCTTGCCGTATTGCTCGAACACGGCGTCAAGGTATTCCCGGAATGTCGTCCAGTCTGTTCGCTCCATCGTTGTTCGCCTCCTGATTACGCCGCCACCATGCGGCCAAATTGGGAAAAAGTTCCTCCGCATCCGGCGGGCCGTCTGTCTTTGCCGCCGTTGCTTCCGGTTCGTTCAGATAGTCCCGCCATGGCTCCTGCGGCCCTAGGAATGTCGCGCCGTGTTTGATATATCGCGGGTCTGTCCCCTGCATTGATCTCGCGTAGCCCTGCGCGGCCTTTAACAAGTCTTCGCCGCTGACGCCCTTCTTGCGTAGCGCCTCGTATTTTTTCCGCGTCGGCGTTTTGTCGGGATTTTTCGACTTCGGGTAAGCTCTCCAAAATTCTTCGAAGTCGTCTGTAAAATCGCCGCGCGAATTTTGCGGTTTTTCTAGTTCAATAGATTTAGTTCTAATAGATTTAGTTCTTAGATATAGTTCGGGTTCAGATTCTGAATGGGTGGTATTAAGATTCTGAATGGGTACCCGTTCAGATTCTGAATACCCCCCGTTCAGATTCTGAATGGGTATGCTGTTTACCGGTTCAGATTCTGAATGGGTGGTATGTTCAACCGGTTCAGATTCTGAATGGGTATACCCGTTAAAATTCTGAATGGGTATACCGTCGAATGTCAGTTCGTATTGCGTCACTTTCCCGGCAGTTTTTTCGCACTTGATGAAACCTTTCGTTTCAAGCGTTTTCAACGTTTGCCAGACGACGACCCGCGAGCATACGCATTCTTCTGCGATCGTATTCAACGACGGCCACGCTCGCCGCTTCTCCGTGTTGTAGTGACAGAGAAGCGATATTAAAACGAGCTTTTCATTGCCGGTCAGCCGTTTATCACGCCACAGCGAAAGCTGGAGCATGATAAACGGTTTCCTCTCGCCCTCTGCCATGACGCCGCCGCCTTAAAACGGGAAGTCTCCCTGTTCCTGCGTTCTCGCGCTCTGCGCACTCGGTGCCGGTTCGTCCACGACAAGGGGATTCCAGCCGCCTCTGGCGCTCTGCGGGCGCTGATTCTGCGCGGGCGGCTGCTGAGTATAGCCGCCCTGCGCACGCTCGCCACCGCCGAGAAGTTCCACGCCGCCAAAGTTGTCCGCGACGATCTCGGTGACGTTGCGCTTCTCGCCCGTCTTGCTCTCATAACTGCGCGTCTGCAATCTGCCCTTGACCAAGACGCTTTTCCCCTTGACCAGATACTTTTCAAGCGCCTCCGCGCTCTTGCCCCACAGCACGACCGGGAAGAAGTCAGCCGTGCTCTGCCCGTCTTGTCCCTGACGATTGCACGCTACGGTGAAGCCAAGGACGGGCGTTTGTTTCGCGGTGTATCTCAGTTCGGCGTCGCGTGTGACGTTGCCGGTGATGATTACGCTGTTAGTGTTCAGTTTGCTCATTTGTTCTCCCCCTCGCTGACCGTTTCAGCGTCTTCGATCTCCGCGTTGAGAATGTCGCGGGTGCTTTTCGGGAACGGCTTTTCTTCTGGCTGTTCCGCTTCTGCCGCGTCCAGAAGTTCGTTCAGCTTATCCGTCTTCGACGGCGGCACCGGCACTGCTTGTGAAGTCATGTCTTCGACCTCTTCCTGTGAGCGGAAGCCCATCAGCACATCGGGCGCGTAAAGTCTGCCGAACGCGGAAGCGGCGCGGTATCTGAGCATCACTTCCGGCATGGTCTTCCACTTGCTGCCGCTCTTCGACAGCCAGCCCTCATCTTTCGCCATCTGCATGGTGATCTCAGGGCTTTCAAGACGCTCGCCCGTGGCCAGTTCTGTCGCATAAGCGATGCACCCGATTGGTGATCCGTCAGCGTCTCGGCGAATGTCATATTTCAGCGCCGAATATCTGCCGCAGCTCTGAATCGCCGCAATGATGAACTGCGAAGAAAACGCCGGTCTGCCGTGAATGACGTACAAGTTTTGCATGATCTGCATCACGCTCACGTTCAGCCGCGCCGCGAGTTCAATCGCGATCATGGCGTTCGCGAGCCCCGGCTGACCTCTGAAAGCATCGGGAACGATTGTCGAAGATGCGAGGCATTTCGCCATTCTCTGCGCCGTTTCAAAACTGCTCGAACTGCTGAAAGGGCTGATAAGCCCTTCCGACTGCGCGACTGTTGCCACTACTGTATTTTCTGTCATTTCTGCAATCCCCCTATTCAGTAATAACCGCCCACCTCGGCAAGGACAGGCTTTCGATCTTCGGCGAATAGCCGCACCACTTGCCGCTTGTCTGCGCGTCTTTGTACCGCCTCATATCATCGCGAGCTTCGACCCATCCTTGCAGCGTCGCCATCTCGTCAAGCTGATAAAACGCGACTGCATACGGCGGCGTGCTTTCCACCGCGATAAATACAAAGCTGTAATCATCCGCATCCGAGCCTGTGACAGCGCTCAAGACGTGCCTGTAAAATGCGTCCTGCACGTAATATCGGTACCTGCCGACTGACTGCGCGAAGCCCTGCGAGCTGGCGTCCTTCGTTGTTTTCAGGTCAAACAGCATCCCGAGCCGCTCATTAAAACCGTCGGGGCGGCACTTAACGTGAACTCCGTCAATCTCTGCAAATACGCTGTGTTCTCGGATCGAGTCTTTCAGTAGAGCCGCGCCGATCTTCGATCTTGTCACCTGTTCAGCCATGGCCGCATACTGGTCAAGCTCTTCATGCGTGCAAACAACTTTCCCCGCGCTTTCTGCGGCTTTGACTTCATCTTTGACCGCCTTCGTGCGCCTGTCGCCGTCGATCAGGCAATACGTCGCGGCAAACTTCGCTGGCTCCAGTACAAGCGCATGAACAGCTGTGCCCAGTTTCATTGCGGGCGTTTCAACGTGTTTCGCGCCCTTGTAATGCGCGGGGCTTTTGTGGATAAGGTCAAGCCCCGATTTACTCACGGCCTCATGCGCGTGGTATTCCGCGTTCGTGTAGCAGTCGTAGATGCCGGAAGAAAACGCTCCCGGCTTCATCTTCTCGTGAATAATGTCCATCGCCGCGCCCCTTTGGTCAGAAAAGGTTAGCCTCTTTCGACTTCCTCAAGACCTCCAGAGCATCATCCAGTTTTCGGATTGAAGCGTCCATCGCCTCAAGGAAATCACTCAGCGCGTCGCGCTTGCGTTCCACCGCCGTCGAAATATCCGTCAGCGTGTCCTGCATACTCTCAAGACTCGCGATCAACCGATCATTCATTCTCTTCATCCTCCGTGTTCTGTTCGTCCAGTTCCGCCAGAAGTGCCGCATACTCCGCCCGCTCCGGGCAAGCTAAATCCTCGGGATCGCCGAGCGCCTTGCACGTCGTTTCATGCACGTACATCGGAGCGCCGAAGGCGTAATCCATGCCGCCGCAGTCGTAGCAGTGCGGGCAGTCGTCGCAGAAGTGCTCGATTTGGTATTCGAGACTCATCATTTCAAAATTCCCTCCTGATGTGCTATAATCAGGCCGACAAAGAAAACACTGGCCGTTTTTTTGTTATGCCGCTGATGTGTGCCACCACGTCAGCGGCGCTTTTTATACTCTCGCCGCGAAGACCATCAACACGCCCGCGATGCCGATCAGCGTGACGGCGGTAACGATAACGAGAAAATCAGCGTCCTTCGCGTCGTTGTCGGTCAACCAGTCCTCCACGTCGCGGCGGCGGTGCTTGAGCAGCCAGCAGAATTTCTCCCATCGTGTGGCCTTGCGTCCGGCTCTGAATCCCCGCGAATAAACGCGGTTGTATGTCTTACTCATTCCGAATAATCTCCGCTTGCCGTCAAAAATTCTTTCAAAATGCGCGAGATAACCTTCGCCGTTATGACTCCGCCTCTAGCTCCGAAAATGTCTAGGCCGTGTTTCAGCGCCCAGACAATAGCCGCATTGCGAAGTTTTGTATCGATTTCGACATAAACTTTCATCAGCGTCCTCTCCTTTCCCACAGCCACGCCAGCGCTCCTGTCGCCGCCAGCCACAGCATAAAAACAACCGTGAACGCCTCACACAGCGCCTTCTCTGCTTCGATCGTCATTTCCCGCACGTCTCCTTTCGACTTGTTCAAGATATTCAGCGGGCAGATCGTCGTTGATGCAGATAATCTCATCCAGCGCCCGCGCCACGTCCGCGCCTAGCTCAAACGGCTTTCTCATCAAACCGCCTCCCCGAAGTCTCGAATATCCTGCACGCGCCAGCGCTTTAAACGGCCTTCGCCCACTGGCGCGTGAAGTTTTCCGCTTGCTACATACCGCTCGACCGTCCGCTCGCTCACTCTCAGGCGGGCGGCGACCTGTTCCCGCGTCAGCATGTCCGCCGCGCGTTCTCCGCCTGTAGCCGTGAGAAGCCGCTCCAGCGTGTCAATTCTCGCGACAAGCGGCGCGATTGCTTCTTTCACGGCGTCGGCGACAGTCTGCGCGAAAAAGTCATTCGCGGTCATGCCCGTTCCTCCTTAAACGTTAAAAGCTCATCGAGCGGGACTTTCAACGCCGCGCACAATGCCGGGAGATATTTCGCGTTCGGCTTCGAGCGCCGCTTTTCCCATCTGATGATCGTCAACTCAGAAACGCCGATAATGTGCGCGAGCGTTTTCTGACTGATTCCACGCGCTACTCTGTACGGTTTCAGATTCAGCACGCTATCACCTCACTATCTTTTTTGTTCGTCACTTGCTATTATACAAACAAATTTGTAAGTGTCAAGAGGTAAGCTCTCTTTTTTGTTCGTCGAAAAATAACAATACTGATACTAGCACAGAACTAACATTTTTGCTAGTATAAGGAAAAGGGAGGAAGCGGCGATGACACTAGGGACACGGGTTAAAGCGTCAAGAGAAAGGGCAAGGCTTTCGCAACGGGAACTGGCAGATAAAATCGGCATTTCGGAAATTTCTGTAATGCGCCTCGAAAAAGGCCGCCGCGCGGCGAAGTCTGACGAACTGGAAAAGATCGCCACGGCGCTGGACGTGCCGCTTTCGTATCTTGTCGGCATTGACGACGGCGAAGCCCCGATGCCGTCAGACGTCACGCCGCTGACCGTGCCGCGCGGGCGGATGATCTCTGTGCCGCTCTTGTCGCGTGAGGTGACGGCGTGCTGCGGCGCGGGTATTCCCGCATATGACGAAATCCAAAATGGGCCGGATGAAATCTATCGATACAGCATCAGCGAACTTGGCGGCATTTATGACGATCTGCGCCCGCCTGTCGCTGTTCGTGCAGACGGCGCGTGCCTGGAAAAATCGCGCATCTTCGACGGCGATGTGCTCATCATCAATCCCGCCGTGACGCCGCGACAGGGACAAATCTGCGTTATCTGTTGGGACGGCGCTCTGAGTGCAAAAAAGGTCGTTCGCAACGACGACGGCGGGGTGACGCTGTACAGCGATGTAGATGCTTTTAAACTCAGCGCCGCCGAAGTTGCCGAGCCGTCGCGGTTCTCCATCTGGGGGCCGGTCGTGCAGCTGCGAAGGACGATAAGATAAGAGGAGGGGTTGTAATGCGTTTTATCAAGATCATGCTTGTCTGTGCGCTCATGTCATGCGCGGCGGTAACGGCCTTGCCAATGCCCGCTCAAGCGCGATATGTGCGCAGTCGAAAAGGCGGTTATAAGTGGATTCGCGGAGATCGCCGCAGACGACGCTTCCCGCAAAACAGACGGCGCAGAAGCCGCCGCCGCCGTTTTGGTGCAACGTCAACGCTGAGCGCGGCTGAAAGCAGATAAAAAAAATAGCGGCGGCGCTCACACTGGCATGAGCGCCGCCGCTTGATTTTAGTCTTGACCGGGTTGCCGTTTTATGGTACTGTTCAAACCGTCCAGAAGCCGCAATGATAAGATACACGCATCACCCTTTCTCTCATCGTTCCATTCGTGCAAACTGCACAACCTCCTTTGAAGAGATCGCCCGCCGGGTTTCATCCTTTCCCCGGCGGGCGATCTTTTTGTGTTGACAAAAAAATAAAGCCCCGCAACCGGTCTCATTCTGTCACCAGCTGCGGGGCTTGTTTTATTCTTCTACGATATAAATGTCATCAGTCGGCGAAGAAGTCATTTCCACTGCCGTTTGCCAGTCTTTATATCCCGCTTCTTGCGCTAAAGAATCAAGCGCCTGTTCTTTATTCTGCGCTTTAAATACGCCATAATCAAAACCGTTCAAGAAAATGTGAAATTTTTTCATCTAAATCCTTCCCCTTTCTATTCTCCGAACACCTTTCGCAGAGCCGCCTCGATCACGGCGCGGCGTGATCGGTTGTCGGCGTCACGTGCGGCGTCGATCTTGCCTAGCAGGCTCGCGGGCAGATCGACCGTGATCCGCTGGCGGTTTTCTTCCCCAAAAGCGCTTTCTGCCGCCGCCTTGTCGACGTTCAGCGCAAGCCAGGTATATGCCTCCGTCGCCGGAATGATGCGCAGATCGTGCCCGTCAGCGAAGAAAAACTTTCGGCTCTTCGTCTTGTACAGCGTCAGGCCGCCCGCCGTGCCGAGCTTTCGCGCCGTGGCCGTGTCGCATCGCGTTGCATCACGGACGGCCTTCATTCCGCTTCACCTCGCAGGGCCGCGCGGTGCTCGCGCCTGACTCTAATATATTCTTCGGTCATTTCGTCCCATGTCGGGACGGGCGCAAGCTGCGTCATTCCGTCGCGCTCGATCATTTCTTTCGCCTCAGTGACGGTCAGGCCAATGACGGCCGCGCCGTCAGTTACGAACAGGCCGCGCTTGCTCGGGATGTAATACAGAGTTTCGCCCGTCTTCCCCGTCGCGATTGCAACCGCTTCTTTCTTCCACGCCTGATTTACTGCTGTGCTTCTTTTGGTCATTTTTATGCATCACCTCCAATAATGTCGTCACAGTTTTTGACATACTTGCTAAAAACATCATTCAGCAGATCATCCCAGCTGTACTTATCGAAAAACTCGTCCAGCTCGTGAACCTTGTCAACAGGCACGATGATCGATGATGTTGCAGGACTCCACTCAGCGAAATCGGGAAGCGCGTTATTAACCTCGGCAACATACCAACTCCAGCTCGCATCGACCTGTGCTTCGGTGAGCTCGCCCATCGGATCAAAGTCGACATGAGCGCTATAACCACAAATCGACGTGGTCGGCATAGAGCCGCCTTTTTTTACATACTTGTCAAACCACATGTTCAACCCCTCCTTCTAGTCTCATCAGTGACCGCCTCACGGTCAGACCATCGGGCGGCGCGTGGCCGCCCTAGGTTTCGACTTGTTTAAATCATTTCGAGGAATGCATTCGCCGCTACTCGCATGACTGCGCTGTTTCTTGTCGCCAGGTCGTGAAGGACGCAAATCATGATATTATTTTTCTCGTCTTGCGTCAGCGCCGTGAACTTCTCGCCGTATTCAGCGGTAAGCGTCTCGCGGATTCGTGCGACGATTTTTAAAAGCTGTTCCTGATTCTTCATTTTTCGTCCTCCTTTGATTTAAGTGCTTCGCCCTCTGTCGTTCTGAGATTATTCTAGCGCAAATCATTTTTTTTGTCAACACGCAAATCATTATTTTCTGCTAAAAAAATCCCCGCGCTTCCTCCTTCGAGGTCGGCGCGGGGTGAGACATGCCGCTTCCTGTGTCTCGGCAGGACGGCGGCTTCTTTGTCGTTACTATAACAGGTCTAATAAAAATGTGCAACACGAGCACGAAAATCTTTATGTTTATGTGCGTCGGCAAATTACGGGCAAGTTAATTGTAACTTGCCGAAACTTACAGTCAAATGCCGGTCAAATAAACGGATTCAGTGTTTGCAGGCGTTCGCGTTTTATCAGTCAAATGCCGGTCAAGTAAAAAGCGCCCAAAATGAAACTTACGGGCAAATTACAGGCAAATTACGGGCAAGTTAATTTATAGCAATTTGCGCACGCCCGCAAAATGGTATATAATCTGAGCGTCGATATAATTGGTTTCGACTCCTTCTTTCTGCCGTCAAGGTTGCCCGCCTTGACGGTCTTTTTTATCCTTTTAGCGCGTCTAGATAATCGGCATAGCGCTGGAGCATGGCGCGGCGCTCGTCGAGAAATTCATACTTGTTATATACAGCTCTGATGCGGTTCGGGTCGAGGTGAGCGAGCTGTTTCTCGATGTGCAGTGTGTTCTCGCCGCGACTGTGCAGCAGCGTGCTCGCAGTGTGCCGAAAGCCGTGGATCGTCGACAATGGCGCTCCATGCGCGGCGAGCGTCTTTAGCGCCTTGAGCAGTGCGGCCTCAGTCAGCGCAGACCGGCCGAGCGGGGCCGGAAAGACGAAACGCCGCGAAATATCCGGCGTGCTGGTATAAATCTCGCGCCGTTCGTGTTGCTGTAAATCTGTCAGCACCTTGACGGCCTGACGCGACAGCGGAACAAGGTGCTCACGCCTGCGCTTGGTATGCGCGGCGGGAATCGTCCATAATGCTGCATCGAGGTCAATTTCCGCCCACGTCGCCGCGAGAAGTTCGCCGGCTCGTGGAAAGCACAACGCGGCGATCTGCAACGCCGTCCGCGTGACCGTGGACGCAATGCCGTCAATAGCGGCCAGCAGCCGCCCGAACTGCGCCGGGTCTTCGATGTGCCGGAACGGTTGTTTTTCTACGGGCGGTATGCTGCGCGTGATTCCGTTCAAGGCGTGATACTCGATGTAGCCGCTTTCGAGCGCGTAGTTCATAACGGCAGCAACGATCTCACCGCATCGCCGCGCGGTCTCAACTGTACCGCGCTCCGCGAGGCCGTGAAGGAACGCCGCGCCCGTCTGTCGCTTGAATGCAGTCAGCGCCACGCCGCCCACGGCGGGAAGAATGTAATGTTCGAGCCGGTATTCGACGTTTTTCGCATAATGCGCCGACAAGCGCGGTCTTTTCAGTCGCCACCATTCCCGCGCGACTTTCTCAAACGTCAGGCCCGCGCCCTCATCACGGGCGCTCATGCCTGATTTTACGCGGGCCTTGATCTCGTCACGCTGGCGGCGTGCCTCTTGCAGACTGACCGCCGGATAGTCGCCGAGAGTGAGTTTCTTCTCCTTGCCGCCGGTGTAGTAGCGCACAAGCCACGTTTTGCGCCCTGACTTTCTGACGATCAAATACAGGCCGTCAGAATCAGGCTCAAGCCGGTCTTTATCTGACGCCGCGAGCTTTCCAGCCGTGAACGTTGTAAACATTTGTGATTTCTCCCTCATCGTCCATTTTGCCGCGTGTCCGGTTTTGTGTACGGTCTGCCCGTCCGAGACAGTCCGAAAATGACACGTCGACGGGATGATTATAAACGAAAAACCCGCCGTTTGGCGGGTTTTGTCGCGTTCAGTCCTATTCAGTCTTTTTATAATGGCGGAGGGAAAGGCCGCCGAACAAATTATCATCATTTCAGTATTATCAACGTATTACAGCGTTTCGCGTCTTTTTACGTGTACGGTTTCGAGTATGGCGCGGCGTTTAGATAAAAAAATAAATCCCCTGCCGACGAATCGACAGGGGATAAAAAGTCCCGGCGAGTATGTCACCGCGCTGGACAATCTGCGCGGTGAGAAACACCGGGAACTGTTGACATTATTTTATCATGGATTATTCCGCCTGACAAGATACCCGCCGCCGAAGCCGAGCACAGCGCCATAAACAAAGCCCTGCACTTTGCCACGACGAACGCGGGAACGCCACAATGACCGTTCAGCAGTGATCTCGCGCTGTAGCTCTGCGAGCTGTCGGATTAAATCGGCCTGCTGTGCTCGCACCTCATCGCGGAGCGCTTCAAGCGCCTGTTGCCGCACGTCAGCGATTTTTCGCGCTTCCGTCCACCCGGCTATCGTGTCGCGCATGGCCGAATCGGTCAGGTAATAGCCAGCCGCAGGGGCCGCCCATCCGGCATGGATTCTGAGCGCGTCAACGCCCGTTTCGGTAGTCTGCGAGAAGCCCCGCGAGCACAGCAGGGAGATGATCGTCAGACACAGCACGAATGCTTTCACCCGTCTCACGTTTCGCCGCCTCCTCTCGTGATTTCGCCGCGTCGATGATCTCATCAGCGCGGCGCTCGTTGGTCTTGGTGACTTGTTTGATTTCTGTCAGCTTTGCGCCGACTTCGCGCCGTCCGGCACTGTTTGACAAAAGCCAGAGCGCCAGAAGCAAGACCACGACTGCGACGGCGAACAGAATCACGCGATTGTACATCCTCATCCGATCAAGAATCTCGTCCACGTCAATCATTTTTCCACCGCCCTTCGGACAGGCGCTTCTGGATGCCGTCAAATCCGGCCTTGAGCGTCTCGGGGATTTCGGCCTCGACTATATCAAGCAAGCGCCCGCCAGTATAGCCGCACATGGCGATGATAACGGCTGACAGTTCTTTCCCGACGCCGAAATAATCTAGCCCCCATGCAACAAGAGCACCGACGCCGCCCGCGCTGAACAGACCGACAGCGAAGCGTTGGACGTTGAATGTTTCATCCATGTGATTTCTCGCGGCTCGGATCGCGGCGAAAATGACCGCGACGAAAGCGCCCACCCCACCAGTGATCGCAATATCGAGAAGGCTCTTATCGCTCTGCTCAGTCATTCGCGCCACTTCCTCAGATGGCCGTCTGCGGCGTGGAACGTGTCAATGTGAATAAAATTTTTCTTGGTGTACAGTCCGATGCCGCCCAGCTCGGGAAGCTCACCGCGCTCCCATGCTGTGACGATCTTCGCGTATGCGGCAAAAACGGACATTGCCGCAGGGCGAAAATCAAGCGCTCGCCCGGTCAAATGTTTTGAGGTGGGCGAGCCACCGACGGCCCTGTTGTGTCTTTCACAGCGGCAACAGGAATTTACATGCATGGGAGTGTCGCCGATAACGTGCCGCACAGCCTCGGCAAGATGTAAAAGCTCATCGCGAGGATTACACAGTCCGCATCCGCATTTACAAGTCAACTCGCGCCGTGTGAAGTGAGGGGGGTAGTTCATCATGCTCATGCCGTGCGCCTCCACATGTTAACCGCCAGATACGGCGGCATATTGTTATGAGCCTGACCGCTTCCAGTGTTCGATACGGTGATCGTGTGAGTATGAGCGCCCGCACTGGCGGCAGTGCCAGAGATATTATGAGTGTGTGCGCCGCCGCTGTTTACCGTGATCGTGTGAGTGTGAGCGCCAGCACTCGCGGCTGTGCCGCTGATGTTATGAGTGTGAGCGCCGCCGGAGTTGACCGTGATGTTATGAGTGTGTGCGCCAGCGCTCGCGCTACTTGCCGTATGTGTATGAGCACCGCCGCTGTTGACCGTGATTGTGTGAGTATGTGCGCCGTTTGAAGACGTCGCGCCAGACCATGAGCGGGAGGCGTCAAAAATGCCGATATAGTCGTCTTTATCAATGCCGCCATTTGAGCCATAACTGCCCGGCTTCCCCCAATATAGAGCGCCTTTAGCCTGATTTTTAAACTGTTCGTAGTTGCCTCCAGTGTCCGTGCTCTCTCCCATGAACCCTTCGGCAGTAATGTTCATCGTCCCGCGTGTATGCGTATGAGCGCCGTTGCTTGCACTGCTCGCGCTGTGCGTATGTGCGCCGCCGCTGTTGACTGTAATTGTGTGCGTATGTGCGCCCGCGCTCGCACTGCTCGCGCTGTGCGTATGTGCGCCGCCACTGGCCGCCGTGCCGTCAACTTCGTGAGTATGTGCGCCATTACTCGCGCTCGATGCGTTATGAGTATGAGCGCCCGCGCTCGCTGCTGTGCCGCTCACTGCGTGAGTATGCGCCCCCGCGCTCGCACTCGATGCACCATGGCTGTGCGCGGGAAGTTGTGCTACCGTCAGCGCAACAGTAGCCGCGCCGCCAGTTGAGCCGAGTGAATACGTCGAGTTCGCGCCGAGTAAAAAACGGCCTTCGATTTTTTGCCATGTGCCGAATCCAAATAGCGTGGCGGGCGACGTGTTGCCGTAACTACAATAAATTGAGCCAACAGGATAAACCGCTTGGAGCACTTGTAATACTGCCGGATTCGCGAGATGGTCAGGGTCGGGGTGCTTGCCGTTAGCAAAAATGATAGGCTTCCAATAGGCTTCGTTGCTGTCAGCTGCCGGGCTCTTGACCGTGCCACTTGGCCCGTTGTTGGAAATACAGTAATAAAGCGAATTGTTCTGAAGAACGACGTTGCCGCGCTCATAGTCTTCAAGCGCGTCGTATTGCCATAATCCGCCCTGTTGATACCACAGCAAAGAGCTGCTCATCCAATTCAGAGCACCGTTCATATCCTGCCGTCTGGGGGCAACGCCACCAGCGGCAAGCGGCGTCTGTGTTTCTGGCGGGAATCCTTCCTCCCACGAGGCGAGGCCAGTTCCGGCGTCTTCTTTTGGTATATCGTTGTAGTCGCCACCAACCGCCCATGCTTGGGGGATTTTATTAGGCTGGCTCATACTTTCACCTCCACAAAAAACAAAGCCCCGCACTTCGCGGGGCTTGTCTATTACTCAAATGAAATGACGATAGCGTCCAGTTCTTCCTTCGTTGTTGCCGCGTCAACTTGCGCGACAAGTTCGCCTTCACGGTCGAAACAAGCCTGAACATGAGCGCGGACGGCCTGTGCTACGGCAATGATTTCGGAAGCAGTCAGATGGATAAAGCCGTTTTCGGTCTTCCAGTTTAGCGAATAGCTATCATCAATGACTGCCGCAAGCGCCGCGCCAGTAATCAACGCTTGACTATCGCGCCCCGTGTCAATCAAAATGCCGTTGACAGTTGTTCCCGCAATTTCAGCCTCATATCTCGCCGCCGCGATTTCTGCTTTTTTCTGCGCTTTCAGTTCGTCAAATGTCGGTTCTGGCGGCGCGGGGATTGCTTCAACTTCATATCGGTCAGGGTATTCAACGATTCTCGCGCAATGGACATTGCACCATTCGGCGGCTTTCGCATAAGCGTCGAGGTCAGCAAGAGGTTTAACAAACGCTATTCCAATCATTACTATCACCCCTTAATATGTTCCAACAGCTAAATAACTAAATTGTCCGAAGCCGCGTCCATTAGGATTATTCAGATAAATCGTTGCGCCTGTTGACGAATTAGGGTAGGCTATTAGTGTATCACAGGAAGTATGTGCCGAACCGGGTCTAAGTGAAAGCATGAGACGGGGAACAGAAGAAAACGGCAAGGCGTAAGTAATCGCTTTCCCAGAATTTTTATTCGATTCAGGAATGTTGTCATAACCCCAGCAGAATTGCAACCCATTTGTAAATCGCGCATATCCAGAAGCACCGGAAGAAAAGTTCGCAAAACAGGCAACATTTTTCCCGGCCCACGTCAGCGTGCCGTCGGGATTGCCTCGTAAGGTCTGTGTGTTTACACCATCTTTCGCGCGAAGCTGAAACTCCCCCGGGAAATAGCCTGTGTCTTTGCCATATAACACCAGCTCGCCGCCAGTGTTTGATCCAGACCCGGCATATAATGCCAACGTCCCCGCATCTGTTGTTCGTGTGATGTACGCATTATTTACAAATCTAATATCCCCGCTCATCGTCCCGCCGGAAAGCGGCAAATACAGCGCCGCCGCGTCTGCGGCAGTCATGACTTTACTCCAAACGGTTGTGTCAGTGGGGGCTTTTACTGCGCTGCTTGGCCCATTTGCAGACAAGCATTTGTAAAGATCATTGTCGTACTCAACTACGTTTCCGACCTCGTAATCGGTCGTTGCGTCATATTCATAAAAACCGCCCTGCTGTTGCCAGACGGTCGCCAGACTGAGCGCGTTGAAAATGCCGTTAAAATCAGTTCTCTTTGGCGCGAGCCCCCCCTCAGCAAACGGGATAGATGTAATTGCGGGGAAGCCCTCGTTCCATGAGGCGAGTCCAATAGTTTCTGTGCTTTCTGGGATTGTGTTCTTATCACCGCTCGCCGCAAAAGGCTTAGGAATTTTGTTCGGCTGTGGCATTGAAGTCACCTCACATAATCACAATTTGATAAGGAATGAAAACTCCACAATCGAATGGCTGGAAGCCGCTATCGTCAAATCCGAACACCTCGTTCGGGTTGACGGACAGGTAAACCCACTGGACACCAGCGCCTTTATTGAGCGCCCCGTAGGTATTGAGGATTCCAACGTCGATTGGCTGTAAGTAATCGTTGAAGACCGCACGGATAGACATATCGCCATTGTCTACGATGTGGTCGAAGTTAGGGAATACCTGAGACAGCAGACGATTGATAGTCGCTGCGTCTGCGCTCCCTATGTTTGCCCCGGCCTTGTACATAAGCAATTTCCTATACGATTCGTCGGTCAACGGGTAGTTGTCGGTTGCTTGGTTCGTGTTGAAAAACGGCGCTTGATTCCACGGCTGTAAGCCGGAGCCGTAGTAACCGAACCAATCAACAGTCGCGACTTGTACGCCGCGCGGCACGCCCAAGATTCTGCCCCAGTTATCCAAGCCCCAGCCTCGAGCAGTCTCAATGTCGAAGACATTCTCGAAAAGAGTGTCAATATCCGGCGCGGGGTCGAGTCTCAGCGCGAAGCCTCGCGCAAGTGCGAGAATGCGCGGGCTGGCGCTGTACTGTGAAAGAATCGTTGTTTCTTCTAATTCGATGAAATCGCGCCGCGCCGTCATGACTGGATCACCACGGTTATATCGTCTTCGCTGAGAGTCGGCTCCTGATCCGCGTTGATGTCGATATACGACGCGAGCGAGCCGGGGCCGAGCGCGATTTCAAGACTGACGAAATCCGAGACGCCCGCCGCGATGACCACGGGATAAAACCGCGAAGCATACAGAATCGCCGCCGTACTGACGCGGGCATTGCTGCCCTGTCCGTAAAAGTCAGCGACAAGCGCGGTTTTAATATCCTCCGCGATGCTCGCTGGCGTGGCGTCGGTCTGTTTAATCGTGACCGTCATTTTTACAGCTGTCGGCGTGGGCCTGAGAATGTTGTATGTGTAGACGGCGTTGTTATAGTCGGCGTCGACGTATGAAACGACCGTGTTTCCAGTCGTGCCGCATCCGGCGTCCTTTCGGCGGTAGATAGCCTCGGCAATGTCCGAACCGTCGCCGCCGTAGACGCTCGCGCAGATGCTGTGCGGGTCGATGTTCACGCCGTGAACGGTGATCTGCTCATTGGTCGAATTTTCCATCACAACGCAGTCGAGCACGCCGTCAACTTGAGCGATAGCGCCCTGAATCGCTAACACGCTGCCCTGCGCATTCGCGGCGACTGAGTTATAGCGGCGCGTCTCAAACTCCGTGCGCGTTTCTTCGTTGCGCCCGAGCACGCCCGCTGCCGCATTCGTCACCGTGTCCCAGCCGGGAATGACGGTGACGATTTTCGTGACCGAACCAGCGGAGATTTCTACGGGGCCGGTCTCGGTAACGGCAAACTCGACGTTCACCGTTCCGCTCGCGGGGATCGTCGCATCGTCGATACTCGCCAGCTGATAGCCGTCGGAGCTCTGCACGATGCTGCCCGCCGGAATGACGGTATTATAAAGACCGCCGCAGGCACACGTTACCACGGTGCTTTCGGCGGTCTTTCGCGTTAAAAAGTAGATTTTGCCGAGCGCGTCTTGCCAGCGGCCCTCGGCGGTTTCGGGATTGAACTGCTGCGCGAGAAAAAGAATTTCGCTGTCCTTTGCCTGCACGAGCGCGGCTTGCGTGGCGATCAGCTGACCGGCTGGCGTGGCCGGGTCAACGTCCAAGGGCGGCAGACCGCCGCCGGAAAAGGCGTTTTGCCAGTCCGCTTCAATCTGCGCCAGTACGTCGGCGGCGCTGTCCACGGTCAAGCCCGTGGCCGGGTCAAATGTTACAGCCATTAAATCACCTCTTTACAGGGTCAACGTGATTTTTGTGCTTTTGTCGCCGTCGGCGACTGTCAGCAGAATTTCACCCGTCAGCTTGCGCTCCTGAATGTCGTCAAGCGTGATCTGTGCATCGAGCACGCCCTCAACGTTCAGCGCCGCCTCGCGCATACGAGCGCGGAGAACGGACAAGGCGGGGCGCGTCTTGCCAAGCTCAATGTCAAAATGCGGGATGCCTTCATCCATCGCGAAAAAAGCCTCGCCCGTGAACAGGCGGACAGCATTCGCGACGTTCTGCGCGATCGCATACGCTTGTGTCGAGCGGGCGATCCTGCCGGAACTGTCGAGCGTGATGTCCCATGTGTCGGGCTGTAAATAGAGCGTGTGTGCGGTCATGTGAGCCTCCTAGAATGGGACGTCGGCTTCTTCGCCGGTCGAGACTGTGTTAATCCGGGGCTTTTTATTACTCACAACATAGCGATCAGCTTTCAGCCGGTCAATCGCCTTCGGAATAACGACCACGCCCATACCGCCGTTATCTTGTATATCGTACTTCGACGCGACGTCAGCGCCGCCCATTGCGCGAATAAATGCTTGTTTCTGACCGCCCGCGCCGACACCCGGGAAATAATATTGTGGATTCCCCTTAACAGTGCCGTTTCTGTATTGCTCCATATCATGCCCCTGTTCTTTGATAAAGGCGGCGATAGCATTTGCACGTTTTTCACCGCGCAGATTGGCAAGTGTCTTTTCGGGCTTCTTCGGGGCTTCCTCTTTTTTAGCTTGAGTAAACCGGGATTTTCCAGCTACGGCGTTCTTTTTCGCTTGTTCTTTACGGCGGTTTTCGATTTCTTTTCCTCGTTCCTTTAGCGCTTCGCGCTCTCGCTCCAGTTTGCCGCCGTCTTCTTTTTTGTCGCGGCGCTTGTCTGCGCGGAAATTAAATAATGAACCTTGTCCGCGCACGTCCTGTTTTTGGCGCATTTCGGCAAATACTTCGCCCAACTTCTTGCCCTCATGCCCGCCGCCCAAACCGTACACAATCGCGCCGCTATCATCAAGCAGCACTCTCGCGCCGCCGTGCTTGTCGCCGTTGCTGTCGCGCCCGGAGAGCGTTATCCAGTCATCAGCCGCTAAGCCGCGAGCTTTTATCCAGGCGGAAAAACGCGCCGCCTCATCTCGCGCCGCGTCCATCAGCTTAAAAATATAAGGTCTCATGATCTCGCCCCTTTATAGCGGCGGCGTTGTCTCGCCGTGAACGCCCATATGCGTATGATCAAGATAAGACTTGCCGCCGGAAGTCATATCACCGGTAACGTAAAGATCGCCCGTCATACTGACGCTCGGCGCGTCGATCGTGACGTTCCCCGGCGCGGTGATCGTGACGCTGCCGTCCTGCGCAAGCCGAACATACGTGTCGATTTGAGTATTGATAAAACCGCCGATATAGAATCCGTCGGCTTGGTCGAACTTGCGCCAGCTTCCCGGCTGTGCGGTCTCTTTCTGGCCCTGCTTGAGCGTTGAGCAGTCGGACTGTGCGAACACGGCAAGGCCAATGTCGCCGGGCACCGGGTCGAGCACGATACCCGCGCGTCCGGCCTGCAACCGGAAATAGGGCAGATGATGAAGCGTCGCCATCGGCAGCGCCTTGCCCCAGGCGTCAAGCTGTGCGACAAGCGGCCGCGCGTCAACGTACCCGGCGGCATTCGTGTCGCCCGCCTGCGTGGCCGTGACGATAACGGGGATGGCCGTGGACATGTCGCGCTGTAGAACTTTAATCAGGAATTCCATGCGGTTGAGGTCTGACGAATCAACGTCTTCGTCTGCAACGCCCTTCACGATGCCGGATTCTGCCATCAGCTATTCACCCTTCCATGTCGCTTCGATCTCTGAAAACCACTCGGCGTTTTTGCTGTACGCGCTCACGCTGTGCGTGAGCTTTACAATTTTCCACTCGCCCGACGCACGCGGGACGATGCTTTTGACGCGAATCAGCCCGCCGCGCTTGAAATCGGGATTATAGAGCGCGACAAGCTGTATCCCCTTATCGGTGAACGCAGGATAACCGGCGAGGCCGCTCTGCTCTGTCAGATACGGGATCGTCCCTGTTTTGCGGACGTTGCCGCGCGGCTGGATAATCACTTCGCCGTCGTCAATGATCGTGTCGATGTGATACTGTTCCGCGAGCATTCTCAGCTTTTGCATCGGCGAGCCGTTGAAAACGCAATTGTTGACGCGCGTCACGACGCCCGCGTTTTTAAAGCTGTAGCCCATCTCTGCCGCCCAACGCTGCGCAAGGTCAGCCGCTGCCGCGTCGCCCTGAATACTCAGCGGCGGCGCGGCTTTTTTGACAGAATACGCGCCAGTCGTGGCGTTGATCTGAAACACCACGTCGGGCGCGTTTTTAAAGTCGGCGACGGCTTTTGTAATGTCGCCCGAAAACAGCACCGGCAACGTCTCGCCCTGCGTTCCGCCGTATAGCGTGAGCAAATTCTTTGCGCTGGTCAACTTGCGAAAGCCGAGAACGGTCAGCTGTTCCATGACGTCATATTTCATGCCCGTAATACTCAACGTGCATTTATTCAGGTCGGGCAGGCCGACTTTTTCAATCTTCGCGGACATAGCGAGCCCCTCAATCGTGTACGTGTTTTTGCTCGTGCCTTGAAAATTTCCCGTCCCGAGCTGAATCTCTGCGCGAAGCGTCTTGATGTTATACGACGATGCCATTTTCTACGACCTCCGCCGCCGTCAGATAGACAAGCACCCAGCGCGGCGAGTCGCCGCCAATGCCTTCCCACTGCGGCGATTCATCGCCCAGCGTGTCAACAAACGCCAGAACGCCCGAAAAGTCGCTTGTCTGCTGGATGATCGGCGTGTTGTTAAGGCAGATACAGCCGGTTGCGATCGGCGCTTCGTCGAGCGTCACGTTAGCATAAAGGCGGTTATATCGTTGATACAGCGCGATCTCGACGTTCTGCTCTTCGAGGATCGTAATAAATGACTGCGCGGGGAGCGTTTGAAGCGGTATGATCTGCATTTTTTAGCGCCCCCCCGTTCCGCTGCCGTTGTTTAACGATGTGCCTTTAACCTTGTTTACGACCCAGTCCCAGGCTTTTTTTGGGACGCTCCGGTTATCCGCTTTCGCCGCGTCCGTCTTCCCCGTCGCCTGACTGCTCGCACAGTCCGCGTTCTTGACTTTCTTGCGCGTCAGGCGGCGGCGCTTTGTGTCGGTGTATTGTGCCTCAACTTCCCGCACCTCGACCATCATCAGTTCGACATAACAGACTTTCAGGCCGTCTTCACGCTTGCGCGAATAGTTCATCCCTTCAAGCGTCATGTTTCGATATTCGATGGTCGGCGTGACAAGAGAAAACGTTTGTGTTCCCTCTTTCAGCGCTTTCAAGATCGTGAGCTGCTGCTGAATGTCGGCGTCGGTTCCCTGCAAGGCCAGCTGTGCGCGGATTCTGAGCGAGTCGGCGACTTTGTTATAAGCGGCAAAACCGCCGTTCTCCGTCGGCATTTTGAGCACTTCGCCCTCGTCGTTGACTTCGCACGAGATGAACGACTGAAATGTGACAAGCGAGTTCCCGTTTTCATCGGCCAAAAGCCACTCTTGGGCGATCATTTGAATACCCCCGGATCAATAGACGCCGTTCCATTGTTAACCGCGAATGAATTCCCGCGTTCAACTGCACGCTGCGTGCTGTTCGCCGCGTCATTCATCAGCCCGGCGGCATTGCCGTCTGTCACGCCCTCAAAGCGATTATTCACAACCGTGTCATTTTTGACGTTCACCGTTGTTTTTCGGCTATTGTCCTGCTGAATCTTCGCCGCATCAGGGGCGCGAGACGTGATAGCCGCCGCCGCTTCCGGCGCGGCCTTGCTTGAAAAGAGCGCATTCCACCATGACGGCGACGGCTGATCTTTCGCTTTAATAGACGCATCTGCGGCGGGCTTCGGCATGTCTGCCGCCATTTTATTTACAGGCTTGTTTCTGGCCTTTTGGCGTTCTTCAAACGCCGTTATTTGTGCCGCTGTATAGCCAAAATCGGAAAGCGATAACTGATCGCCGCCGAATCGATCATATAAAACTTTTAACTCGGCGTCTTCTTTCAGCTCTTTTCTCGCAACGTTTTGCGCGTCTTCCCGGCTGATCTCCGGACGAGCTTTGGTAATTTCATCAGCCCGTTCGCTGACATACTCTTCTTCGGTTTTATTCCCTATGATCTCCGATTTTTTCTGTGCTTGCTCTTTCTGTGCTTGCTCTCCGCCGGTGAGCCAGACACTAATACCGTTAATAACACGAGTTATCCATGCGAATAACGATTTCACGGCACCGATCATCATATCGATGCCGCTTTTTATGCCGTCAATGATTGACTGCAATACGTTCCATTCGCTCCCCGGCTGACCGGGTGAGAACAGGCCGCTGATATATCCGGCTAATTCCTTAAAAGCGTTTTTAAGAGGCGTCACAAAATCCAACGCCTTGAGCGCTTCCCGCGCCTTTTTCGTCATATTGCCAAGCCAGTCGGAAACCTCTTTCACGACGTATGACAGAGATTGAAACGCCAGTGAAATAACTTCGGCGACTTTTCGGAGTGCGCTCCATCCGCTGCCCGGTTCGCCAGGGCTGAAAATCTCATCAAGCGGAAGAATCAGGCTCGCGATCTGCGCCGCAAACTCAGCCGCCCACGCGACAAGTTCACCGCCCGTCGAGAGCAGACTCTTAAAAGCGTCAACGACCGGGGCAATAGCGTCTTTCAGGGGCGCGAGATTTTCACCGATTTTTAAGAGCCATTCTGCAACCGTTTTCGCGGCGGCTTCCAGCTCTTCCCAACCGGAAGAAAACGCTTCTTTAATCGCCGTTCCGACGGCTTTAAAATCCTCCGGCGTGCCGATAGCTTCCCACAGCCCCTGAAACGCGGTTTCGCCGCCTTCGGCATACGTCGCGATCTCGTCAAAAATCGCGCCTAAAGCCGCAACCGCCGCGATCGGCCCAAGAAGCGGCATGAGCGCCGCGCCGAGCGCAGTAGCGGCCTTGAGCAGCACGCCGCTCATCGTGGCGGCGATGACGGTCAATCCTGCGACGATAAAACCCTGATGCTCGCGGAACGTCTGCACGATGTTCGTCAGCCATTTTGCGAGCGTCGTCAGCGCGGGCGTGATAACTTGCAGAATCGGCGCGGCCATTGCGCGGAATGACTGCTGCAAATCCGAAATCGCGTCGTTGAATTTCGCGGTGATCTCGAAATCCTCTTTGGTGTACACGCCGAGCGCCCGCTGACGCGCGATAAGCTCATCCATTGCTACGCGCCCGGATTGCAGCAGCATGATTGTGCCTTGGTCAAGCCCGAGAAAACGCGCCAGCCCTGCAAACTTCTGCTTGCCGATGCGTTCAGACGCGCCCGCGAGTTCGCGCAAGATTTGAAACGTGTCTTTCGCCTTGCCGTTCTCCGTGGCGCTGATTCCGAGCTGTTTAAGGATAGGCGTCAAGCGTCCCTTGCCGCCCATGGCCTGCATTCGCTGAATCTGACCGTTCAAACTCTCGAACGACGATATAAAGCCCTCGACCGAGCCGCCGGAACGTTTCGCGGCCTCGCCGAAGGCCTGCAACTCTTCCGCGCTTGCGCCGATTCTTGCGGCGGTCTTGCCGATTCTGTCTGCCGTCTGCGTATACTGCGAGAAAATTCCCATCGTGCCGAGCGCAGCGGTTAGCGGCGCGATGAACGTTCTAAAAATTCCCTGAAACGTCGCGCCGAAACGCTGTTCGATGGAATTCAGCCCGCGTTCAACGTCACGCGGCGCACGCTCCGAAAACTGGCGCGTCCTGTCTTCGACCTCGTTCATGCCGCGCTCATAATCGCTGTTATCAAGGCCCATCGTGACAATGAGCGCATCGACGATATTTTCTGCCATGTCTTTTGTCACCTCCCGCGTCATGAGTTGCGGCGCAATTCCTGTTCACGCCTCGCCGCTTCTGCATACGCGGCTTCGTTATAACTGTTGACGGCGATAACCTCATACATATCAAGCGCATCGGCGATGCTGTACACCGTCTGAAGTTCGTACAGCGTCGCGAAGCGCCGCGAGATTATCGCCGCTATCATCTGAGTTAAATTTTTATAGCCGATCAGGCCTGCGCGTCGTGCAGTTGGATCGTCGGGGAGTTTTGGGATTTCGAGCGCCTCTCTCCCCCGAAAAAATCGGTGCAGACCTTGAACGCTTCAGCATAGAGCGCCCACAGCGTGCGCACGTCCTGAATATAATCATCGACCGTTTCCGGCGTGACCGGCTCTTCGGCCTTGCCGACGACGCGCGAGCACATGCGCAGAAGATCGTCAAGAAGCCCGCGCACGTCGTCAAGGTCGATGTTTTTGCACATCGTCTGAAAGTTCGCGGAAATAAGCTTCAGCGCCGTGCGGATGTCCGCGCCGTCAGGCAGTTCAACGCCCGCCGCGCCGAGCGCTTTAAAGGCTCGCAACGCCCAGAACGACATATCAGTCGCGCTCATCTCGCGAATCTTGAACGTCAGCTTATTCCCGCGATCATCAAGGACGACGGTTTTTTCTTTTCTCATTGCTTAGTACCTCCGGGATAAAAAAAGGGGAGCGCCTAGTTATAGGCGCTCCGTTCGTACTTCTCAAAGTGGAAAGTCCACGCGGTCGGCTCCATGACACGGGCGGCGGTCGAAGTGACTGCACCGTTCTGCATGACGCCCTCGCTCCAGATCACCTGTTCGCCGATGGACGGGATAATAGCCGTCAGCGAAACCTTATAGATGCGCTGATTAGCGATCATCGCCTTCTGGATCGTCTGCATATAGCGGCGAGACGGCGACGACGCCTCCAGCTGAATCGTGACGGTCTTGATATTGGGAACATAACCGGCCGCCATGTGACCATCCACGCCCATGCGCGTCTCGGCCACCTGCAAGGCGTCAGCGTTCCAAGCCTGATTTGTGCTGAACATCTGGAGTTCAACGCCGGACGGATACAGCTCTTCACAGGTAAGAATAAGTTTCGCATTTGCACTGGTAATGTCAGTAAGCATCAGCTTTCACCTCCTAGAGAATCGCCGTCGACGCGATCTCAAGACGATTCACGCCGCCGCCGTAGGTGTACCACAGCGAGATCGTCGGCGACTCGCGATTGACGCGCACAGAAGCGCCGGGGTCGTCGATGCGGATAACAAAGCCGTTTGTGAACAGCTCTTCGCTGATGTCTTCGCCCGCTTCCTGAATGAGCTGTGCTTTCTGCGACTCGCTCAGCGTCACGCCTACGTCAATCGTCCCGTTGCGCAAGGCGCGGTTCACGGGGTCGACAAGCCAGGCGCGAATAAGAGCATATCCCGCGTCGTTGTACGGCACGCGGCCGGATGCGGCAAGACCGGCCATGCACGACACCTGAATGACGTTTTTCAGCCAGATGGCGTTGATATAGGGGTCAATAAAACTGTAGTTGCCGAACATCGCGCCGGGGAAGAACAGATAGAACGAATCATTCCTTGTGGCATAGTTGCCGTAGAAGTTCCAGCCGTTGGCCTCAAGAGCGGCGGCGGTCTGCGCGTCAGTGACATTCGGCGCGAGGCCGCTCTGTCCCTTATGCGCGAAATTAATCACGCCGTTAATTCTGTCCCAATCGATGGACGCGGCCGCGCCCATGACGAAAGCGGCGTACTCATACGAGCCATAGACGCCCGCAGTGGCGGCAGCATTCGCGGCGGTCAGCTGTGCGGCAATGGACGTCTCGGACGTGGCGTCAAGCAGTTCAGCGTCGTTGCTCCATGCGACGAACAGATAATCAACGCCCATGCCGGTCGCCCACGCGGCCAGCGCGAGAATCTCTTCATCCGTCGCGCCATACAGCGGCGTGAACGTCACCCAGTTGTCCGAATTCGTGCGGATAGCGGCCATGTTTTCAGCAACGCTCATCGCCTCAACACCGGGCGAAAGAACAGCGCCCGCGGCCTCCGTCAGATTGAGCAGTACCGAAAGATCGGTTCCGGTCTCGCCGCCCGTAGCAAACGACACCGAAGACGACGCGCCGACCGTGTTGCTGTTGATCTGGAACGCGCCCGTGAAACTGGAATAAGTCACAGTCGCGGCAGTGCCGAGGGCAGTCGTAAGAGCCGCCGCCGCATCACTGAAACTCGTCACGCTCGACAGGTCAACGTCGCTAAGAGTCTGCGCAGTGCCGTCAATCGTGATCGTCATCGCGCCGTTCGTAACAGCCTGAATCTGCGCAAGCGTGGCAGTATTCTTGCCGCCGCGAAGCCAGCCGGGGGCAGACGTGAGCACGCGCGGGGCGATGATAAGCGAGCGCGGTTTTTTAAACGAATTATCGTAGCCGAGGAAATAGCGCACGGCAAACAGATACTCGTCGCTCGTCATGCCGAAATAGTCACCAACAGCGTCGGCGCTCGTGAACGTCAGCGCAAACGACGTGAGCGGGATCAGCGGATTCGTCGTCAGCAACAGACCGTTCATAACGAGATCAGTCCCGCCCGCCGCGATCAGGCGCGGCGTGACGTTGACGATTCGAGAAGCGGGAATTGCCATTATGAATCACTCCTCACATAAAAAAATAACCGCCACTATTCAAGCGGCGGGCATACTACATCAACATTCTTCAAATCAACGTCGACCGCATCAAACCACGGCAGACCCTGAGAAACTGTAGACCAGAACGAAAGATGAAGCTCCAGCATATAGCGCTGTACATACTGTTCCGCGTCCATCGTTCCGGTCATGTCACGGATGTCAGAAGCGTACAGGCACGAAATGCCGTAAGGCTTGAAAAACTGCACCGCGCTTGAGCTTTTAGCTATCGTCTCGACCGTCTGCGCCCGCTGGCGTGCCGCGTCTGTACGGCTGTACAAATCGATCTGTAATACAGCCTCGATCAGCGTGGACGTCTCAAGAGCGCCGTCTTGATCTTCTGCAACAGCCGCGGCGTCGAATGTCTCAACGTTCGTGCCGTGACGCTCATGACGGAGAAAACTGTAGATCGTTAGTTCGTCCGTATTGGGCAACGCGGCGCGGTTGAAGTTGCCGCAAATGATGTTATCAAGCGGTAATGCAGGAACGGCGTACTTAAACAAAAACGCCTGCACGGCGCTGATAACGTCAGGCCATGACGTGGAGACGGGATTAACCGGCTGCGGGAACGTCGGCATTTTCAAAACCCTCGGGCGGGTTGATCTGCCGCACGGCGCGGCATGATACCCAGCCCACATCGGCGAAGTTGTCTGTCAAGCCGGTGACAAGCCAAAACGAGCCATCGGAGCGCTTGAACATGTCGTCGCCCTTTGCCGTGAAGCGGTCAAGATTGAGCGGCGCTTTCTGCGTGTTCCAATACAGATACACCTTGACCGTTTCCGTATTCATGCCCGCGCGGTCAGCGTGCATCAGCGCGGCGTCGCTTTCGCTCTGCACTTGCGCGACAAGCGGCAACGGCGCGGCGAATGACGGTTTCAGGATGCCGCCGACGTTCTGAGCGCCCTGATTCTGATACCACAGCAGAGTTTCATCAGGGTGAACGTTCGTGATCGGAGCGCGGACAATATGATGCAAGTTGATACCGTTCATTCAATCACCTCATGCGAGACGCTCATCATCATCGTCTTGGTCAAGATCAGCGGTGTATTGGCGTACTCCTTGCCGATGCGCTTTTTAAATGCGATCGTTGACGGAGCCGACGACGGCGGGACGCCCTTCTGGATCGTCTGTCGAATATCTTGCACGGCCACCATTCCCACGACGTCAAGCGCTTCGGCAAATGAGCGGCCAAAGAGCAGACTCGCGGAAAGCTGTTTCGCCCAGTCGTCTTTTTTCTCAGCCACCGTATTGCGCATAAAAGGACGCGGCGGCGTGTTCGTGCGCGTGCCGTATTCTTGCCAAAACGCGACAGTCGCAACGCTCTGCCCCGCCTTTTCGCCTGTATCCGACTCGCCGCTGTACGTCGCGCCTTCAAGGATGCCGACGCGCAAAACGGGCGTTTTGCCGCCCAGACGCATTAGCGCGGCGTGGATTTTTTCGCCGCCCTTAATGGTGACGGGTATACGGGACATAGTAACCGCCTCGCGTAAAGCGCCGCCACAGCATCCAGAACGCCGCGCCGCACGCCGTCTGATTCCACCATGCCGCGTTTTCGGTCGTCGACTGGAGCGGGCTGAATGAGCTTGATACGCTGCCCTCGCTTGCACTCGTCACCGCGCCCGTCACGCCGCCGCCGCGCTGTGCCAGCGTCGCCAGATGACAGACGATCTTATAGAGCAGCGACTTTCTGAGCGTGATATTCTGGACGGGGCTTGAGTCGGTGTTATCAAGATAAAGACAGGCGTCTTCGAAAAACGCGGTCAGTTGCGCATCGGTCAGTTCCGAGAACTGCGGGTAGATCGTGCGAAAATCCGCAACGTCAAAGACAACGACCGCCACAGCTATTATTCCTCGCTCGTGTTGGTCTGCTTTGGCTCGATAGGCTCTGCACCGTTGCGCAGTGACACGCGGTTTTTCGCCTCGCTCTTTGCGCTGCGGTTATCGCCGACGGCGAAGATCAGGCCATTGCGGAAAATCGCCATGTGCTGGTATTTCGCCTTGACGGCCTCCCAGAGTTCGGCGGGCACGTTCGGCGTCAGACCATACGCACCGGCGGCGGGAAGGATGCCTTTTTCCAGACCGCGCAGGCCGGTTGCATTTCCCGCGATCTCGACGACCTGCTCCACGCCGTATTTATCCAGCACGCGGAATTTCAACCCGACGGGGTGATTCAGCCCGACAGTGACAGTGGCGGGGGCTTCGTCAATAATGACGTTCGCCGCCTCAACAGGCGCGGACGTCTCGACCGTTTCAGGCTCGACGACAGACGCGGGCGCGTTTACGGTCTCAACTTCCGGCGCTTTTGCCGTTTTCGCGGCAACAGCCGCTTTCTTTGCCGTGTTTTTCGTTCTTGCCATATTCTTTATCCTCCGTAATAAAAAAGGGCAAAATCACGCGATTTAAAGCGGATTTTGCCCTTTTCGTTTTTGTCTGTTTATACGCTTGACCGCGTATATTCCTAGACGCCCACCATGGACGACACAGCGTAAGGACGATAGTAGATCGTCCCGTAAGTGCTGGAGCTGACTTTCTGCTTGAAACTGGACAGCTGCGGGATAACGCGGCCCATGCGGAGCTTTTCGGAGAACGCCAGTTCCGCCGTCGGCTTGCCCATGACCTCACGGGCGATCATCATGATCGTGTTTCCGGTCGTGGCGTTCGCCAGTTCGGGCATGGTGATGTACTCAAGACGGCCGCCGAAATACTCATCAAGCAGCCCCTTGACGGTCTTGTTGCCGTAAGCGTTCGTCTTGCCGAGCTGAGGCATGAGGCCATCGGGAAGCAGCAGCACGATGCGGCTGTCCATGTTGACAAGTCCCTTGCTCTGCGTCTGGAGCGCGGCATAGAGCGTGAGAACGTCGTTGTAAATCTCGGTCATGTCCTTGCTCGCCCACGTCAGGCCGCCGCCCGCGCCAGTGCTCGGAGTTTCAGCGGCGGGAAGGTTGGGATCGTTGAGCATGCCGTAGATTTCATAACCGGCGACACCGAACAGCGCGAACTTGTTAGCGTCAACGTCGATAATGTGCGCGGCGCTCTGCTGTTTGTCAGAGACAAGATTCACGCCTGCGATGCCGGACACGGCGGCTTCAAGGTCGCCGTAGTCAATCGTGGTCTGGAAACGGTACTGCTTGCGGGTCGGCCAGTTGTAGTTGACACCGGCGCGGGTGTTCTCGGTGAAGTCGCTGTAAGGCGTGGTCGTGCCCGTGAACTCAACAGAATGGAACTGAGCAAACGGCGTCTCCCAATCGCCCTTTTTGACCTCGCCGAAAACGGCGCGGGCATTGCGGGGCGCGGTCAGAATTTCAACGGCCTCGCGGTCGATGTACGCGCCCAGATAAGCGGGCGTCAGCGCGTTTGCAGTCGTAACAAGCGCGGCGTCCTGCGCGATCTGCGCACGGTTGTCTTTGGTGATAAAGCCGCGAAAATCGGCGGGGGCATTGATGCCCAGCGCCTTGAGACGTTCAACAGCATTGATCATTGCTATCACTCTCCTTCACTAAGCCAGAGCCGCGACGGCCTGCATGGTGTTATCAACGATAACAAGCTCGCCCTGCGCGGCGCTCGAAAATGCGGCCCACGTCGTTTCAACAGCGCCCGTCACAGTAGCACCGGCGGCGGCGAACTTCACGCTGCCATCAGCCAGAACGGCAAAGGCCTTCATGCCGACAGTCACGGTAGTGTCAGCCGTTACCCACATCTGGCCGCGCTGAACGATCGAAACGACACCGGCGGCGGGGATGGTCAGCTGATTCTCACCAATGGTCATAGCGACATTCTCATGAGTGCGCTCCACAATGCCGAGCGGCTGACCGCTTGCGGCCGTGTTGCTACACTGCGTTTCGGGGTTGGTCGCGTCGCGGAACGCGAAGTGACCGCACGTCACCGCAGTTTTGTTGACAAAATTATGAGCCGTGTACAACGTCAGTTGATTGTTCACGCGATCGCCCTGCACAGCGGGCGCGGGATAAATTTCAACGCGATTTGCAAAGGCCATAGTAGACACCTCCTAATAAACTTTGATGCGCTTTTCAAGCGCCTTGATAACGTCGAAGTCAGCGTCCATCGCGGGCGCGGCGTCAGCGGCAACGACAGGACGCGCAGACACAGAAGCGCCAGCATTGCGCTTGACGAAATCGACCATCGCGGGAAGCGCCGAATCAGGCATAGAATCAGCGGCCACACCGCGCAGCTTCAGCGCCTTTCTGTAAATCTCAGCGCTCGACTTGTACGCCATCGGGTCGGCGATCTTGACAAGCGGGGCGCAATCCTGCGCGGCCTTGCTCAGTCCTTCATAGTGTTCCTTCGCCTCGTCGGTGGCCTTGACTTTCGCGGCCTCGATCTTGGCCTCCATCTCCTTCATCAGCGCGGCGATCTTGGCGTCAACTTCCTCTTTCGTGTACGTCTCGCCGTCGGCGTCGGTCACTTCGCCCAGCGCCTTTTTCTCGCCGATGCTCTCATGCAGGCGGTCAAGGTGTTCGGGCTCTTTCTTCTCGACCTCTTCGCCATATTTGACGCCCTCGGCAAAAGCACGCTGTTCGTCGGGCGTATCGCCGTCCTTCACAGCGCCAGCAGCGGGAACAGCCTCGGGGGCGGCGGCGGTCAGCGGTTCGTCGCCGTCTTCCACTTCCATCGTCGCGGGCGCGGTCTTGTACTTCATCAGCAGACCGCGGATCGTTTCAGCGTCTTCGGGGCTTGCGCCGGGGAAGAACTTCAACACGATCTCGTCAATGCTCGCGTCCTTGTCAAGGTCAACGCCGATATTACGCGGCGCGACTCCGGCCTCCTGCGCGTCGATAACGGCTTTTGCATCCGTCAGCGCGGCGGGGCTTGCCTCAACGCCTCTAATTTCGGGCGTCGCGTCCATGGCGTAGCGCCAGCGGACAAAGTGCGGGACTTTCTTTTTGCTCATGTGTGCATCTCTCCTTAACAGGAAAATTCAGCGCCGCCGCATGGCGGCTTGATTTGTGCCATCTATGCATAAAAAAAGCGGCTCCATTTCTGGAGTCGCTTCTTTACACAAACAGTATTTAATTGTTATCCAGCGCGTTGCGCGTCGCTTCCCATTCCGGCGACGGCGCGTCTTTCAGACTGAGCGGATTTTTCCGCATCCACGCGGCGAAACTGCGCAAGGGCGGCGCGTCCGGCGCTTCATCGGCAACTACTACGTCAGCTCCAGCGCGGCCTTTCGGAACGAGCGCGACATGATTGCCGCGCAGATTCCGCATCACGATTTCGTAAGGCGTGCCGTCAAACTCGCCGCTTTCGATAACAGGCTCGTAAAGATAGGCGGCGCTGATCTCTTTAAAATCGCCGTGCTCGACGGCGCTGATAGCCGCACCGTTGGTGATGTGCAGATCACAGTCAAGATAAGGCGCACGCCAGACGGGGCGCGAAATCGAGCCGACGCGGAATTCCGTCTGCGGCTCGTCAGCGCTGTCGATATGATGCTGCAACTGGAGCGGCAAGCCGTCAAACGTCGCGGCCGCCTTCTCGATCTCGTCGCCGGGGCGGTACACGTTGTAAAGCCGTTCAGGGTCTAGCCCAAGCTCGCGCCAGCCGGGAATTTCGCGCCCGTAATACTTCACGACCTGCTCTTTCGTGATGTGACACGAATCAACGTGCATGAAGCCGTTTTCGTCAAATCGGCGATGCGACGGGGCAGCGTCGAAGGTCATCGAAGAATCAGCGGCATTTTCGTCTTCCTCATCAGGATAGAGTTTGCCAAGAAGGTCGAGAGCTTCATCTCCGTAAACTTCACGGATTTTATCACCCGTGACAAGAAAGAAAATCGGAAGGCCTATCGCTTCCCCTTCGCCGAATTCCGGCTCATACACATCTATATTTTGATACCGCGTCACGAAACGAACACGTTCAGTATCATATTTTCGCGCGAGCGCGTTTAATCTCTCTAAAACCTTCTCGTTCATTATTTAGACCGCTTCCCCCTTTTTAACGCTTTATTACATGCGTCTTCGTTAAACGCTAGATTATCAACTCTGTAAAAATCCGGTCTTGTGTCTCTCATACCGTAGCCACCGCTATAATCAATTTTATCTAAGTATTCAGTCCTTGCCGTTTCCCCGTAAAAGGTTTTGCCGGTCTGAGGATCAAATATCCGTAATTGCCCGGTTGAAGTTTTTTCTGCTGACACAATGTGCCCGTAGCTTTTCCGCATCCAATTAAAACGAAGATTATAACGTTCACCGGGGTTCATCCGGTCTGTTAAAAATGTCTGAAATTCTTTGCTATTACTTATATACCCCGGGCATTTAGTCGATTTCGGCGGCATCCCTGTTTTAGGGTCAATCCATGCTTTTGTAGTATCCTTCGCCAAATATCCCAAGGTATTATTTTTTGTCCGCGGCCCCGCTGTAACATCATACCCGCGCAGGCGCGCTTCATAAGCAATCACACACGTCTGACAATTTGTTTGATAACCTGAACTGGATAAATAGTTCGGATTACCATTCCCATGATCGGCATTTTCTTCTGACATCGGAGCGGCTTTTTTTGCCCCGCCAAGACTTGACGGCGTTGTTGTTAATTCCCCGTTTGCATATTTAATCAGGCCATTCATAATACCCGTTTTCACAGTCATTTCGCCTTCTAATTGCACAGCCGACTTGTGATATACATTGCTTACAGCATTTTTATTAGCCTGTACATAAGAATCATACAACATTTTCGTATAAATTGCGTCCGTACATTCGAGCAATGCGGCATTTTTGTTTTCTATTCTATTACCGCTATTTTCGATTGCTTTCACCGCCTCGTTATATTTCGTAATAGCAGCGTTTTTTAGTTCAGAACGTTCGGTTTCTGTTAAGTATCGCTGCGTATGCCAACTTTTAGAAATACCATCCATTAGCTGTGTCATAGATGGGCCACTTGTAGAAAAAGTCGGCGTTACTAATTGAACCGGGGGAGACGGCTCATTATTTGTATTCGGTGAAATGTTATCAGATTTTGGTGCGTTGTTTGTCGCCTGCGAAGCGACATTTTCAGGTGCTTTCAGGTTATATCGGAATGTCCGCAAAAATCCCGGCGTTGACTTGTTCAGCGGGTCATTCTCGGACACGGGCACGCCGTACCCGCTTTTTCGAGGCATTAAGTCTATTCTCTGCCCCGTGAACTTGCCGCCCATGCCGCCCTTAATGTAGCCTTCATCATCCAAAAGAACGGGTGAGCCGGGGCCGCTTGCGTTCGGGTGAACGGTTATCCATGCATCATCTTCGCAGACGTGCTTTTTCAGCCACGCTATAAAACTCATCTTCTCACCCCTCAAAATTCGGATGGTCAGGCGACTGACGGCGATCGAGCCATTTGCCGTTTTCGTCGAAGTCGCCGGAATAGTCAATTTCAGGAAGCAACATTCTGTACATACACCGGCAATTTACAAGTTCGGCGGGCTGAATCTTCCGCGCGACTTTCGGATTGGGATCATAAAGCCCCTCTGACAGTTTAAAGCGCATGCCGTCCATCTCGACGTGAGTATGACGCGGTTCTTTGCTGCCATAGGTGTACACCCAAACCGCATCGGTAATACCCAAGTGATTCGCGTGCTCGCGGTCAAGCGCGGCTGTGATTTTGTTGTTTTGGTCTCGGGCGATCATGTTCGCGCGGCGGTCGGTGATCTCATAGCGCTTGTGCAGTTCGCGCGTAATATAGTCAAGGTCTTTGCCGTTCTGGATGCCGATATTAACGATCGTCCCGACTTGCTCAAGATAGTCTTTCGGGATTTTTTTTATTAAGTTCACGTTCTCGATAATGGCGCTCTGCATGATGTTATTCACGCCGCGCGGCGTGCGGAACTTGACCGTCCAGCCCGCATCTTTCAACGCCTGTTCAAACCGCGCTTTTTCGGCCCTCGACAAGCGCCCGACAAAGCGGCGGGCAAGTTTTTCGCCCAGCTCGTCAAAGTGTTTTTGCCATCGCGCCATTGTGCGCTTGAGGTCGTCCCAAATCTCGCGGGCGGGGCTTGCATCTTCTGCGATGATCTCCGACTCGCGCGAGCGATAGACGGCGCGGAGCCAGTATTCCACGCTGTCAGACATTTTCTTGATCTCTTGTTTGAGCTTTTTTCTGTACCACGCTTCAAGTCCCGCCGACGGTCTCAGCGGGGCGATGCTTTTTGAATGACGGACGCGACGGACTCGACGCGCCTGTTTTTTTTCGTCTAGTGCCATCGAGTCCGCGCTCCTTTCATAAATCGGTCAAAATCTCGCTATTTCGCGCTTGTTTCGCTTTCGGTGATAACTTGTTCGCCCTGTTCAACTTCTGGCGATTCTGGCGCGGTCTCGGGCGATTCTGCGGGCATTTCGCCCATCATGCCGCCCATGTCCATCATACCGCCTTCGCCAGTGTCGTCTTCGGGAACGTCCTCCACGTCAATCGTCGTGTATCCGCTCTGCTCATCGTCGGCCAGCATCTGCCGCACTTCTTCAGGCGCAAGAACGCCGTTTTGCAGATAAACGCTCGCTGTGTCGGCCTTCTGCTTGTTCACGCTCGCGATCTGCCCGGCGTCCTGGTCTCCGATAGGAATAAAGGATGCTGTAATGCTGTCGTCAACTTCGCCGCGCCGGTTGTACTGCAACAGGCGCAAAACGGCGTTCAGCGGCTCGCGGAACATCTTCTCCTGATTCGCCGCAACGTGGTCATAATGATTTCTCAGATCAGCCTCGCCGGTCGAGTTGAAACCGCCGGGGGAGATGCCCCACAGCTTGACGGTCGGCTCGCCGAAATACGCGGCGACCATCTCCATCGACTGGCGCACAATGTCAGTCACGCCAGAAAGCGGCGTTTCGACCTTGATAATATCCTCGCTCGTGTCAATCATCATCAGGCCGTCGTTGTCCTGATTCTGAACAAAGTATTTCGCGCGGGCGCGGATGTTCGTATCTTCCATGCCGTTCATCAGGTCGGACATATCCGTTTTAAACACGGTCAGCGAGAATTTTTTAATCAGCCGCGCCTCGGCTTCGCGGCACTCGGTGAAGTGCTGCACGACATCAAGCACCGTCTGTGCAAGCGGGATGCCGAAGAAATTATAAGCGGGCAAAAGCATCGTCGGCGGCAGCGCTGACGAGAAATACAGGAAGCGGCTGGCGTGAACTTCGCGCCCAAGGATAAACCATGAACGCGGCTTGAAATAATCAGCGGCAAGCGGATTATTCGCATTATAAAAACCGGGCGAGATATTGAACGGCTCAATCAGGCGGATGCCGTTCAAACTGCCCGGTTTAAATGTTCCCGCGTCCAGATACAGCGGCGTCATGAGCGTTGCGGGATCGTCGTCGCCCGTGTCGATATAGGCTAGACATCCGCCGTACTGACTGACAAGCCGTGACGCATCATGAAAAAGCGTGCGGATTTTAAAGCGCTCCATATCGGTCTTGAGATCGGCGATAATAGGATTCTGTTCGCCGCCCTCCAGATTCTGGCCGGTCGTCTGTATATCGATCCACTTGCGCGTCATTTCGTCGGCGATCATCTCAATACCGGCGCGGATAAGACCGTTCTGAGTCAGCCCGGCCAGTACGGGATAACCGATAAAACGCGGCATAGCGGCCGTGCCGAGAATCGAATAGCCGCTCTGGATCATCGGCAGAACGTCAGCTTCAAAAGCCGCGTCCATCGCCGTGCGTACATCAGCGCTCGGGCGCCCGCTTGTCGCGGGCGGCGAATACATCTGTTTCAGCTCGCTCAGCGTCGGCACTCGCGCCGCTTCTTTTTTCGCCACGGCTTTAAATCTGTTCTTCCGCGCGGGAGTCTTCTGTGCCGCGCCGTCGGTTGTCTTTTTCGTTGTCATTTTCGCGTCACCTCCCGCGTAGGTTTATAGGGTTAATTTTCATGCCGGAACCGCGCGTGATATAGCCCGTAAGACTATACCGTGCGGCGTCTAAGCAGTTGTGTATCAAGATGCCATTTGCGAAGAATTCATTTTGCCCTGTGATAGCTAAGTCGTAAACCGTCGCGGGCTTCTTTCGCGCGGAGACGGTTTGCACACGAATGGGAACAAGTTTTCTTGTCGCTGTATTTATTGACAAAAAAGGACTTGCCGCAAACTGGGCAAGTCCTTTCTTCATCGTCGATATGCTGTTGTCGCCGCCATGCTGATTTACAAGCGTTCGAGCAGAACTTGTCACGATTTCCGATAGCATGAGGCAAAAACACCTTGCCGCAATACGCGCACGCTTTCGGTTCGGGCTTAAAGTTCTTGTAAGAAAGACCGCCGATTTCTTTGTGTTTTGCGCGGCCTTCCGCGCTTTTATGCCATGTCTTTGTGAGCGGTCTAATGCGGTCAAGATGAACTTTTTGCTCTTCCAACCGTTCAACGGTATATGGGTGTTTATGCGCATGTTCAGCGGCGGAAAGACATTCCAGATTTTCAAGCGCGTTGTTGTCAGGGTTCCCGTCTTTGTGATGGACGTGAAAGCCCTTCGGGATTTCGCCATGCGCTTTTTCGTAAATGTACCGGTGTAGAGTTTGCGGGTAATATTTGCCGTCTTTTTTAACCGTGCGCTTGTAATACACGCGGTCGCTTCTGCGTCGCGCGTCTGGATATCTGTTCCAAGTAAATCCGTCGTATACAACTGTTTCTCGAGACATAATAATACATCTTCTCCCGTAACAGTCGCGGCCTTCACAAAACCGCGATTGACCGTATAAATTAGATGTTCGGGCGTACAAATAAGACGAGAACCGCCTGCGCTGATTTCAAGCACTTCGCGATTCTCGCTTGTTTTACCGGCCCACAAAACGCGCTTGTACCCCTCGCGCGTTAAAACGCGGTCAGCAGTCGTTACCTTTTCAATCGGCACACTGCCGCGTTCCGTCGTTATTATCGTTCCTTCTGCAACGCAATGATTATATGCGTCCACAATGACCGGTAACACTTCACCATTGTTTTTATCGACTTTGTATGAATAGCGGTAAAACTCGTCGGCAGTATGAACGCAACGCGGGTGAACGATAATTTTATCGAACGACTTTAAAACCGCGATGCCGTCTTCAATGCTCCCGGGCCATTTTTTAGCGGGCATAATATGAAAGCCGCGCCGCTTCATGAACGAAATCGTTTCCGGTCGCGCGGAGTCCGCATAAATCGGCCATTTCCGCGCCGTTTCGATACTGTCGAACAGTTGCGGCGTTTCGTCCAATTCAACGCCTGCGCCGTATGCTTCGCGGTCGATATACAGCACGTTCCCGCGAATAAAGCAACGTATAAGAACAGTGGGGTCTTGACTAAAACCCCAGTCGCACCCGTGAAAGAACCGAGCATCCGGCGGCGTCTCGAATTCCTGAACGAGATACCGCCCTTTGAAAACTTGCGCGTCGCTGATCGTTCTAGGCTCGCCTAGCCAAATATGCTGATAAAGCTCCGGGTCGATCTCCTGCAAGTGCCGCCGCTCTTCGTCAAGCACCGCCGGAAACCACGGATTATCTGAGTACAGAACTTTTTGCACCCATGCCCCAGGCGGCGGATTTTTTACAAAGCGCGTCCACGTCGCATCGTCAGGCGATAAGGGATTGAACGATAGCCAGATTTCGCTTCCCGGCTTGCGGATCGTCGGGATTAAAACGTCCCAGCTTTCGGCGCTGACAGAAGACGCTTCTTCAACCCAGCATATATCAACGCCCTCCATTGATTTGATCTCTTGCGCGTTATGGTGAAGTCCCTTAAAAATGAACTCTGTCCCGTTCGTGCCGATGATCGAAGTTTGCGTCACGGTGTAGAACTGCGACAGGCCGAGCGCGGCGATTCTGTCTGCAAGAAGTCTGTGAACGCTGTCGCGAATGCTGACTTGATACTCGCGAGCGCACAGTACGCGAATCGGGCGCTTGACGCCGTAAATATCGAGCCATGACGCGATCGTGAACGACTTTCCACCGCCGCGCCCGCCGTATGTGACCTTATACCGCGCGGGCTTCATCAGTCCCGCAAGCGCCTGCGGCATTTCGAAATCAATCTTCAAGCGGTTTCACCTTGCCTGCCGAGTCGATGATCTTGATATTTACTTCAACCGGTTCCAATTTGTCACCGGTCAGCGCAGTGCCATCTTTGCCTGTCAGCTCTTGCCGCTCGATATAGCCGCGATCTTTACCCTTGCACTTGAGATAGAAGATAATCGCCGTTTTATCGCCTTGTTTTATGAGCTTGTACAGCTCTTGTTCCGCGAGGTCGGTCAGCGTTTCCGCCGCCTGTTCGGCGACTTCCCGCAGTTCAGGGCTTCGCTTGATACGTCCTGACACGGCCTGCCGGGTGATCTTCCGCCCGCCGCCGACTTTCGTCAGAATCTGCGCAGTCGTCGCAAGAAGCCCATGCGCAGCACGCAG